CATCTTTTACCGCAGTTACTTCTTTTTCGCCGCCCAGTTCAACGACTGTACCTGGATCGTATTCTTGGTCTGCTTCAAATCGTTCTGCAAGGTCAGCGTAAGTAGCTTGAATTCTTGAACCAGCAGTGAGGGTCCAGTTACCTGTTATATTTCCTGCGGTCGTATTAGCACCGGTAGTAAGAGTTCTACCGTTAAACACAGTTGCGCCACCGAAGCTACCGACATTACCAACGTATGTAGGCAAATATGATTGCACGTTAGAGTTAGAATATGTTCCAGTAAACGAGATTGGGTCACCGTTTGCAAAATAATAGTTGTCTGTTACGATACCTACGCTGCCAGCGCCGGATATCATTAAGTTGCCATTCGTAATCCAAAGTGCAGTGCCGTTAACTCCGTTAGCAATACCGGATCCACTTAAGCTCCAAGTACCTGTCAAACTACCGTTTGTAGTTGCACTACCTGTTGTAATAGAGGTAGTGTTTAAGTTTGCAATAGTTGTTGTGCCACTTAATGTAGCATTTGCAATGTTTGCTTGAGTTGATATAGTCAAATAACTTGAAGTGAGGGTAGTAGCAGAAATTTCGTTAGTTGCAACTATATTGTTAGCTGACACTGAACCGGAAACAGTAATTTCTCCGAATGAAGTAGAGCCACCTGATGCGGTCGATGTTAGTGCTAACCAAGCAGCAGCATTAGCTTCTCCGTCAGACGGGCAAACGTACATTGTATTGTTGGTAGTATTAAACCACTGTTGACCGCGCAAAGGATTGGGCGGTGGAGTTGCTGATGCAAAGTTTTCGAGTTGATGTACAAAATTAGTATCTACTGCTTGACCGTACCCTGAAAAACTTCTGCCAGGCAGACCTAAAGAAGTACTAGTTGTGTTAATTGTACCATCAGCGATGGTCGTTAATACTGTTCCGTCGCTTTTTACAATTGTATATGCCATTTAAAAATTCTCCGTCAAATTATTTATCTTACTTTTTTTCGCTTAGTTATTTGGCGACTTTGGCCAAATCACTTCTTCCGGGGTAGCAAAAGTTTGTGGTATATCTCTAAGTTGCTGTCTGTAAATTGACCACGCTTCTTTATTTCCTGGGTAGTCACCTATTTGGGTATGGTCACTACTATTCAATCTATCATTACGATCTAATCTTATCGTTTGCCAAGTTATTATTCTTTCTCTAATGGTTAAAACTAATTTTCCATCAACTACTACCAATTGATTTTCGTGATTATTAATTTCATTAATGTATTCATCACGTTCCTCAACGGTAATTTCTATACAATCGTCGGGCAGCACGGGATATTTTACAACTTCAGTATCATAAAACCCTGAGGTAATTGGACTGTAGTAAATTGTCATTTTAATATCCGATTGCTACCCATTGAATCGTAATTCCGCTGCCGCCACCATCAGTACCAAAGAATGTTGTGAAACCGGAAGTAGTAGTGCTAGTAACGCCCGGAGCGCCCTGAGAACCGTCACCGTTTGACTGAGTAGACCCACTACAGACCGCAATAGAAAAACTAGAAAATGATATCGGGTAAAAAACGTTAGTATAAGCTTTTCTAGTCACGAATGCAGTGCCGTATTGCAGTAACAATCCATTAGGTAAACGAGTCCATCCTGTTGCTGCACCGGAGCCGGCTGTTGTAAAATCTGCTGCTGTTAGTACACTCGCACCACCTTTAGTTAATGCTCCTGAAATAGCTGCTGACCCTGCGGTCAACGCTCCTGAAACACCTACTCCTCCCGAAACGGACAATGATGATAATGTACCAACAGATGTAATATTTGGTTGAGCATTAGTTGTTACTGTTGCGGCTCTGGTTGCTGTAGTTGCGCTTGTCGCACTGCCAGCACTAGTAGCAAAGCTTGCATTGGTAGCAGTAGTTGCAGATGTTGCCGTGCTAGCAGTGGTTGCTGAAGATGCTGTTCCGGCTGAAGTAGCATAGCTTGCATTTGCAACAGTACCAGTAACATTTCCGCCTGGAATACTTGTTAGTCCTGCACCACTACCATAGTGCGTAGCAGTCACGTTACCTGAGGTTATGTTACCGCTAACACTTAGCGATGACAAGGTGCCAACACTGGTGATATTTGGTTGAGCGTTTGAATACACTGTACCCGCTGTAAGAGCATTGCCAACTTGACCTGATATGCCGCTGCCAGCAATACCAGTTAATCCAGCTCCGTTACCGACAAATCTTCCACTAACTGTTACATTACCAGCAGTAATGTTGCCACTAACAGCTAGTGATGTTAGTGTACCAACGCTTGTGATATTTGGCTGTGCGTTAGCAGTGACCGTAATAGCTGTTGTGGCTGCGGCACCTGATGTCCAAGTTAGTCCGCCGCTGCCAGTTGAGGTCAACACCTCGCCGCCAGTTCCCCCTGTAATTCTGAGATTAGCAACAGTACCTAGATTAACTACTTGTCCGGTAAATGTAGCATTGCCGCTTACAGCTAATGATGCAAGAGTACCAAGTGAAGTGATATTAGGTTGAGCAGCAGTTGTTACTGTGCCTGCTGTAGTGGCCGAAGTAGCTGTTGTTGCACTTGTCGCACTAGCAATTGTCCCCACAATGTTTGCAGCCGGAACATTAGTCAATCCCGCGGCATTACCTGCGAATATTCCACTGACCGATACATTGCCGGCTGAGATATTTCCAGTAACAGCAAGACTACTTAATGTACCAACAGATGTGATATTAGGCTGAGCATTAGCAGTAACCGTAATAGCTGTTGTGGCTGTTCCGGTAGGAACCCAGCTTAGTCCACCTGATCCGTCTGTTGACAATACTTGACCGGCGGAGCCGCCAGTGATACTTACGTTGCTGTTTGACCCTAAAGCAACTGGGCCGCCACTAAGTGAAGTTGTTCCCGAAACAGTAAGTCCTGTTAGAGTCCCTAGAGAAGTAACATTTGGTTGAGCAGCAGTTGTTAATGTACCGGTTAATAATGCTGCACCAATAGCACCACTATTAGCGTAAACATTTCCTGCGGTTACGTTGCCAGTAACAGCAAGGCTAGATAATGTACCGACACTTGTGATATTTGGTTGTGCGTTTGTTGTTACTGTCCCTGCTGTTAAGGCAGCGCCGGCAGTATCAGCATACGTTGCATTAGCAACTGTGCCGACAATATTAGCTGCGCTAATGCCGCTCAATCCGTTGAGTTTGGATCCAGCAGAAAGCGTCCAGTTGCCTGTTAGTTCGCCGGTTGTTGTGTTAGAACCGGTAGTAAGAGTTCTACCATTGAAAATCGTAGGGTTGCCTACCTCGCCCACATTTCCTACGTAAGTAGGTAAAAAGGCAGCAACGTTTGAATTAGTATAAGATCCGGCGAAGTCTACCGCTGCGCCATTTGCATACATATAATTATCAGTGCGAATGCCGGTAACACCTGAAGGGTCAGTAATGACTAAGTTGCCGCCAGTAACCCAAAGACTTGTCACTGCTACACTATTAACAGTACCTTGACCGTTGATTGTCCAAGCTCCGGTAATATTCCCTAGTGTTGATCTAGTACCAGTTGTAATAACTCTTGTATTGACAGTGTTAGCATAAGTGATACCGGTGATATTAGCGTTTGCTATGTTAGCATTGACATTTACCGTTAGGTAATTTGTACTGATTGCATTAGCGTTTGCATTATTAGTGATAGCTGCATTGTTTGCTGTAATATTAGCAGTAGCAATAAGGTTGTCGAGCGTAAGATTACTGATTGACTGCGGTGTTAGTACAGTATACCAATTAGCCGAATTTGATTCACCGTCAGCAGGACAGATTTTTAGAACACCAGTACTTCCTACGGGTGGGGAATCCGTGTCATACCATAATTGCCCTCTAATAGCATTTGAAGGGACAACATTATCAGCAAAATTTTCAAGTTGGTGTACAAAGTTAGTATCTACAACTTGACCGTAGCTGGCAAAGTTTCTACCGGGCAGTCCTAAAGGAGTACTTGTGGTGTTGATAACACCATCGGGAATCGTTGTTAATAACGTACCATCTGTCCGTAAAATAGAATATGACACTTCTGAAACTCCTTAAATTGTTACTAAGTTCGTGAGACTTTGAATTCTAATTGTATAATCGATTTGAATCTGTCTGTTTAATGATTTCTGCACAGGATGAAAGATAACATGAGTCAATAATCTAGTGATTACTGTACCAGCATTGTTTGTACCATAGTTAGCTAACAATCCAATTTCATCAAATACGTATGCTGAATCGGTCTGCGTGCTGTTATCGAACGCCGCCTGTCCTGCTGGCTCACCATAATCAAGCAAACACTGCACTACGATATCTGAGTATAAGTTTCCTACAGTATGTGATACTGTCATTTTATTTCTAGTTGGATCAAGATTGAAAACACTAGTGTCATCTACAATCTTAGCGTATGTTTGGTTGTACAGAGCAGCATTTTGTCCAGTCACGTTAGGTGGAAGATATGTAATTACGCCGGTCTGATCGACGCTAGCGCCGCCGTTGCCAAATGCCATCTGATAGATTTCTCCGTAGCCTCGACTACTCAAGGTATCTGCAATAGCTTCGGACATGTTCTCGTAATTGATAGCGTTCTTTTTATCTACAAAAACTTCCCCATCGTTCGGGTCGTAAATCTTGAGAAAGCCTTCAACTTTATATGACATGTTAATAATAGACATTAGTTGTCTCCTCTTTTTTGCAGAAGAACTTCTTTTGATGTCGGATCAAATATTTTAATGCCAGAGGAGAAGTAAAACCCTCCTACTTCGTTAGGCTTTTTTTCAGAGATATTTTTGCTGGGTTTCATGTTCTTATTCATCTCTTTATTTATCTCTTATTAATTACTTGCAATTAGGAAGTTAGCAGGTAAAGTATCACTAATTTGTAGCGGATCGCCCTCTACCGTGTTATAAACAAACGAATTCCAAGATTGGGTATAGTAAATATCTGGAAGTTTATTGCTTGACAACAATCCATATACCGGGGTATATGTAGGAGTAAAACTTCTTCTTGCGGTACCATTTACTCCACGTGACAACTGTCCTAATGTGTTGTTTTCAAAGTCTGCGGTGCCGAACCTAATCTGCTCACTTCCTACATTTATTATGTTTCCTTCAAGCGTAGTGATTACTAGCTCATCTCCTACTGTAATGTAGGCTCCAGGTACAATTTTGACATTAGGTGATAGGTCTATTAGCACTACACTTAATGCTTCTTCTGGTAATACGTTTCCGGTCGTTTTATTGAGTACACTCACATTAGCAATCAATGTTTTGTCTGCGGTTAGTCCAATGTAATAGAATCCGGCTACCGTAGCAGGAGTGACTTCTGTTTGCACGATTAGGTTAGCTAGCTTAGTAACATCCTGTACATATATCACATCACTTAGTGGGTTGATAGCTTGAGTTAACCATGTTGAAATTTGCGGATTTACTCTATATACCGAAGCATTATTAGTATTATCAACATAGTTAATATAAGTTTCTTCGTTTGGTGTTGCGGTCGGTATCATACTTGAAATGATAATTTGGTTACCCGGTGTAATTTGAGTCAATATACTTACTTCGTTTGCAGGATTAACCTTAAGTTTAGAAGATGGTACACGATAACCATTAACAGTGACCCAAAGTCTATCAACATTTTCCTGAGACCACTGGGTCACATAAATTTGACCGGTATCACTTGTAAGTGTTACAGGATCACCGTATCTAGTATTAGAAATAGTAAATGCAGTTGCAGTTTCAACAGAACGTACATAGTATTCCTGACCCTGTACCAGTCCTCCCATCAATGTGGCACCTGATTTTTCTTCTATTAAACTAAAGTATACCGGAGTTCCTGCAACCAAATCAGTAGTAGAATCTACTGTTATGAATCCAGTGCCTGAGGTAGTAGCAGTAGCTACCGTAGTAGCAATAAAGAACAGTCCTTGACGCCAAGTGTATCCGCCGCCAGTGTAGGCCGAAATTGTTGTGACTGGATCATTTACTGCGCCTATAGCAGGACTGTACGGTTGATTGTATAAATCAAAAGTAAAATCATCTATGATTTTAGCATAGTACGTATTATTGTTGAGTTGAATTGAACCTTCTGTTCCGTCAATACGAATTAGCGTATTTTCCACAAACTTGTTTTCAATTGCTGTAGTAACACGTATTGCGGGATTGCCGCCGACTTCTACACTCATATTTCCAGTACCACCTGCTAGTGTTTTAGTAGGGCCGCCCTGCGTATTTGAAATAGTAAACTTGTCATTAAGCGTATCTATAGTCTTAACAAAGTATACCACTCCGTCAGTCTCAATATTTGCATCGAATGAAATACCAAAGAATTGAACTGGTTGCCCCACTGCAAAGCCCGTAACATCAGTAACCGTAATTTCATTAGGTGACCCAGCAGTTGATGCAGTTGCATTAGTTATAGCAATAGGAGGGGCAATCGTGTTGATAATGTTTGATATTCCTGAAACAGTTAAGCCGTTTGCTAGCACTGGCATAGATCCGGTATCGTTGAATACTTCAAACGGAGCTCCGGATACTTGTTCTGAAATTACAAAATCTGTTGAGTTTATGATTTCAATAATATAGTATGTTCTACCTGCAACAATTCCTCCTAGAGTAGGGGAACTAAATTGAACAGAGTCATTTACATTGAGAATGCTAGTATCATCGCCGCCGCTGTCCAAAGTTAAGTAATTCAAAAATTCATCATACAAAACTATACTAGGGTCATCTTGGTCAAACGTCTGTACTACCGGCGTGTCCTGATCATATGTTCCGACTTCTTGCGTAGTAGCTACTACGACTAAATTCACCAAAGATGATCCAGGGTTACCAGTTACATTGTACTGACTTGTAAGATACTGTCTAGTAGTATCATTGTAGGTCGTCACTGATACCGTAGAATCTGCGATAGGAGGACTTACAAAAGTAATAACATTCAGAACAGGATCAATAGTATATTGCGACTTAGTTAAACGTATACCATTCACTTCGACTACCGCATTATTAGGATTGTTATAACCAACAAAATTGTTAAGATAGAACTCTGCGGTTGACCCGTTCCCTGCAAAATATTCTGTTTCAGGCAATGCATATCCGTACTGTTCCGGTATAGTTTCTCCAAAAATAGAGAATACAATATAATCCGTATCATTGGTATAAGTGTTCGTAGCAAACACAAGTCTAGCCTGGTTACCAGGGCGAGAACCAATAGCATAATCGTTTGTTACGTATCTAGTTTGACCGACAAAATCAACTTGAGATACCACCGGACCACCTTGAGTTTCGGAAATAGTAAACTCGTTTCCATCAACGATTGACTGAATATAATATCTTTGGAAAGGTACTAGCGCGCCAAACGATGCTTGACCGAATGTGATAGGTGTTCCTACTATCAAGCCTGAGGTAGTTCCGGTAACAATTGTATCGCTTGAAGCTATTGTTCTGGTAATCAAACCTGTTCCACCAAATACTAATTTTTCACCATTGTGGTCAACTACAGGGTCAGACCATATCGCGCCAACACCATTTTGAATGTTTGCAAACATTTCACCGGTAGCGTCAGTCAATTCTGTAGTGGGTCCTGCTTGACCACTTATAGTATCGTACACCTCTGATACAGTAATAGCATTAGATGCAACACTGATAGTCTTTACATAATATACTGTTTCTTCTTGGAGTCCGCCGAACGGTAAACCTTGGAAACTAATCGGACTGTTTAAAATAAAGTCTGCTACGTCATCACAGAAAATTCTATCAGCAATTGCTTCAGTTTCAAATACTCTAACATTTACGTTGTCAGTTCCGGGGCGGAGCGCGCCGCTTCCTGCATAAATTACTGCACTGTAATTACAATTTAAATCAATCTCATTGAATCCAGTCGTCGCTGAGGTTTTGATAGGCAAGGTGTCTGTGCTAGATTTAACTAGCTGGTCGCCGTTACCTACTTCGTAGACATCAATTCTTAGTTTATCAAGTCTTGGAGAGAAAGATAACGGAGCATTTAGGGTTACTAGTTTGTTTACCCAATCAATATCATAACTGTTAGGCGATAGTGTTGTTCCTAATCCTGTGTTTCCGTTAATAACTTGAATACTAACATGAGCTGGAACCTTTGCAACATTTGCAAAGCTATATTCTAGTTGCGTTCCATCTGTCGGAGTCAATTCGACTGATATTGCGTTATAGCCGGTGTGACCGTACTCAACAACTGGCCAATTTGTGCCGGGGCGAGTATTCACAATCATTGCAAAATTATCTGATATTACACCTGCTACTAATTCTTCAGGGGCATAACCGAATTGGAAATCAGCTCCCTGAACATCATAGGCTGTAGGTATAGGAGTGAATATTGATGTTTCATCCCAAGTTACGCCATTGTCGGTACTAGTCAGAATAGTGTTGTTTTCGCCCGAAGCAACAAATGATGTGTCGCTAGCATTATATGTTATGCTATTCAAATCAGCAGTAATTGTTAGAGATACCTCGTTCCAAATAAACCCGGTTGCTGAAGTTTTGATAGTTCCATTATCACCTACTGCAATCCAAACACCATTAGCATATGTAAGATCTCGCAATGTTGCAGGATTTGGATCTGCTGCATCATAGATAAACATTCTAGTGCCTGCAGGGACAGAACTAGTAGTTAATGTTTTTTCTGTACCGTTCAACGTATCAGACAAGGTGACCTGTGTGCTTGAAACTATTGATTTAACATAATAAGTTGTGTTAGCAGCAATGCTAGAGAATGCTTTGTTGAATCTTACTGGCGTGCCTGATGCGCCGCCAACAAATCCAGCAGTCCCGGTTACATTTAATACATTAGTTGATGAGTTCACAAACGTACATTCGACTTCATTTATACCAAACCAGTCAAATCCGTTTTGTGTATAATATATTACGCCACTTTCACCAACCGAGATAACAATGCTACTGTCACTAGATACGCCATAGAAGCCTTTATTAGTGAGTGCGGGTGACTGGGACCAATTGATGCTATCTGAACTATAGAAGAACAAATTGATGTCTACTAGCTGAGTTACACCAGTTGAATAATCTGGTTCTTTACCTTTTCCTACTGCAACCAGACCCATACAGTTAGTTCCTGTTATCGGAGACACACCATATAATTCATATGAGTAAGTTGGGTCAAAGGTAACCGTCTCTTCCCAAATAATGTCATCAGTACTTCTTAGAATAGATTCGCCTACCGCTATCCAGGCCCCGCCATTGCTGCAATATGCGGCGCTATTAATAGATAGTCTAGCATTAGACAACGCTACTACTTCATATGGAATAGAAGTATCGGTGCCGAATGGGATATAGTACAAATCACTAGTCCATACTATTCCGTCACTGCTTACTAAAATAGGAGTTGCTGGATTAGAGCTAGTGATTAAGTAAGTTGGTGTGTTATACACGATATTTGTAAGATTGATATTAGTATTTGTTAGACGAGTAATCTGCCAATTTTCGCCGTCTGCACTTAGTAGAACAGCACTGTATCCGGGTAGATTAGTACTAGCCAAATAACGTGAACCGTCATACACTACACCAGTAACATCAGCATCGCTAGGATAGAAAGGAAGATCGACTAGCGTTGTGTCAAGAGTATATTGCTCGTCCGGCTGGAATGCATTTCCTAAGTATGTTGAATTAGGATATGTTACTCCCTCAAACAACTGTGTAAGGTCAACACCCGGCATATTTACTGTGGGCTGATAATAACCAATTACTCTATCCATAGCATTTAGTCTACGGTCGCCGCTGTCTACTAGTTCCCACTTACCAAAAATGAATTCATCATCATTGTTTGAGATGACACAAATATACACACGATTGTTAAATTTGACTACGCTTTGGTTGAAATAGAAAGGCTCCGGTAATAATGCAATGCTGCCTAATTTCGCCATCGTAAATGCTGAACCAAATGTAATTCCAGTTACCAACGTTGTTGCATCGTTCGGAACTTCAGTGACTTGTGTTGTAGTGCTGGTTACGTTGTACAAGTAATATGCTTGTCCAAGAACGATACTTGTTGGGATTTCACCAGTGAAGTATACTTCGTCATAATTTTCAAAGCCCGTAGTATCTACAGTTAATGTATCTGTAGTAGCAGTTGTCACAGTGGCAGTAGTGTATCCAGTATAGGGCAACTCTAGTCCACTAGCAGGTATTGTCATCAACGCATTTTCATACACAGCAAGGGTGTTTTCTGAACGAACTTGTAAATAATAGTTGCTAGCAATTTCAGGAGGGGTACCTGTACGAATAACTGAAGTTATTCCACCGAACTCATCTATAGTATTGACGGTCAGTGTTAGATCATTTCTAGGAGATGTCCCGTTGACCGCAGTTCCGGAAATTGCAATTTGATTGTTTATTGCAAAACCAGACCCTGCATCAGTAATGATAGCTCTATATCCGCCCACCATATAAGATAGAGTAAACTCAGGTATGCCAGTGACAAACTGTGTAAAGGATACAGTGTTAGTAGCAGGAACATCGTTAGCTAAGCTGAAAACAGAACCTAAAGGTATAGTATCGGAAACAACAATATACGGATCGCCGATGCCAATCATGATTCCGTTAGCAGTAGTTACTACTAGAGCGGCTCCGCCGGGCAATTCAGAAATAGTAAAATTAGTGGCATCAATAATATTTTTAACAAAATATTGCTGTCCTATAACAATCCCGCCCAATCCTAAACCAGAGAATTCAATAGGCATACCTTCATACAATGAAGCAGTTCCTATATAGCCTTGTAAAAGATCAATTGTACTGACCAGCACGTTACCGATACTTGATGTAGTAGTAACTTCTACCTTAATGTTTGGTCTGTTAATAGTTTCTCCGGCATTTTCCGGATCAGGAATTTCCTCACCTGAGTACTCGGTAATATAATAATTTGTGCCGGCAATCAAATTGCCAACATTGACCGATACACGCAATGGCATGTTGACATAGAAGTTATTAGTACCGCCTTCTAACTCACTGATAGCTATTCTATTCACAGCTACGCCATAATTAGTTCCTATAGTAGCTCTAATGTTTCTTACGATAAGGTCGCTATAGCTTTCTGATTCGACATTTGGATATTGTTCTGATGTTTGATATAACGTAAACAACTGTCCGTTGATTTGTCCAGGACTTACCGGTAACGAGACGTTCATAGTCATTGAACCAGTCATTGTTTCAAACTGTACTACGTCTTTTTGACTTGTAATAGTAGCTGAACCTACTGTAGTCGCTAGTGCAACTAATGGACCGTTGACTACCGCAGAAATACTAAGTTGATTGCTGCTAATAATTTGGCTTACATAATATGTTGTGCCAGCAACTATATTGCTAGTAACTAATCCACCAGTTAATGATGTGATAATAATAGGATCATTTCTATTAAAACCAACTGTAGACTCAACCGTTAAAACGTTAGTAGAAGTAGTAGTAGCAGTAATAGTAGATGATACTGGGTTTTCGAATTCGCTAATAGTAAAAGTTTCGTTGTCTATTACAGTTGTTACGTAATACGTCAAGTTTGGTATAACATTACTAAACGTAGTACCAGTAAAGTATAGAGGAAGATTAGTATAGAACCCTATTGTGCCACCTGTTCCTACTGAAGTCAGTGGTACAGTTATTGCATTGGTCGTCGCTTGAGTAGCGGTTACTTCAAGAATGCCAGGGTAATCTACCGTAAGAATTGCAGTGTCAGTAACTTCGGCTGTATACATAACAAGACCCTGCTGACCTATCGTAGCATTTGATAGAGTGATAGAAGAACCACCATCTGTCAGCGAAACAGAAAATTGCAACTGATCGTGTATTTCTGAGACATAGTAAGTTTGGTTTTCACTAAGTCCAGCAGGAACTGCTCCCACAAACATTACCGGCATCCCTACATAAAATCCGTTTGTGGTGCCTGAAGCATTAGGTTCAAGTTCAGATAAATCTGGATTATTACCGTCTTGCGGAATTAGCTGGATTGCATTATTAGAAGAAAAAGTACCTGACACATATCGCATAAACGATGACCAGGATAGCTCTCTATCATTCTCTATATTAGAAATTTGTAATGCTACGCCCTGCGCACTCGCAAGAACAGTGTTAATATCTGGCTCTACATTCTCTAGCGTAATAGCAGAGCTAGACACCTTGTCGCTATTATAGTAGGTACCTGCAAAGAACGCACCATAGAATGCGCCGGTTTCCCAATCAAGAACCTGAGAGTCATAGGTAGTTCTGTCAAATCTAAGCGTGATATTATTTTCACGAATAGGGGCAGAGGAAGTTATGATTGATGCTCTTGCTCCCGGCGAGATTGACATATTATCTGATACCAAGCCCGGTGCAATTGCAATTCTGTTTTGGTCCTTGACTGCATCACTATAGCTAGTGTATAGTGCAATAACGACTGCCGGAAGAGATTCCAATACCCCGATATAATACCACTGATTGTCTTGTAGTTTAGTAGGCGTAGCACCATTAGATCCGCTTCTAAATTTAACAATTTCGCCAGTGGTTAGCTGAGACGCAAATACATTTATAGTACTGAGGGCCGCATTGATGTCAGTATCAGCAAAATAAACCGTGTATGCCGATTCGATATTGATTGTTGGTAATGTAGGATATCCGTCACCGGGATCTACTACGGTGATTGCAGTAACTCTATCCCCACTCATTACTGCCTGGAGAATAGCTGCTTTTCTCGGAGCAGAATGAATTGATAGATCAATGTCAGCAGTAACTCTAGGAACAAAAGTATATCCCTCGCCCTCATTGAGTACTACGACAGGCGGTAAGTCAATGAAAACCTGCTCACCTGGTATATGTTCGGATATTGCTGTTTGATTAAATCCACGAGACAATCCTCCTAGAATATTCAAATCTCTGTCTACAGATGAATAGGCAATTGTTTCTTGTCCGATTTGGATTACACCATTCACTGGGAATCCTGAAGCATTATCTACAATAACTGAACGTGTGCCCAAATCCATATATGACTGTATTGCAGTGATATTGTAATTAGGTTCACCGACAATAGATAGTCCATAGTTTTGATACCACTGAGTATACGGGAGAGTAGACCAAATCGGACTATCTACCTCGTATTGATATTCATTATCCGGAACAGAATAGACTAGCTGCGGAGTAATATATTGCTGTACTTCAGTGTTATAAGTTGCTGGCAAATCAAAGTCAGTAATATCACCGGTGAATTCTTCCAAACCATCATACTTGATTAAGAATTCTTTGATGACAACGTGATAAGGCTTTACTTCGTTAAGATAGCCTTCTAGAAACTCAACGTTGTCTGACTTGAATACTTGGAAGGGTTGTAGTTGACGAACAGTGTGGAATACATCAGCTAACGAAGTTTTGCTGAGCCACGGCAAGTAGTTTTGTGATTCTATTGTTTCACTTTGGATATACTCAAACAGTAAAATCAAACTCTTGTTTCGGTATTCTGCTAAGTTACCTACATAAACCTGTTCGTTTAATGCTCTCACTATATTTCTAGTTTCTTCACTAGGATACAAATCATAAGGAGTTGTGTCAAAGAAGTCGTTGCCGAAACCAAACCCAGCTTCATCGTAATCCCACAAGTAACTATTGAACTGGAAGGTTCCATTTTCAAGTCCTATTCTAGTCCAAACATCGTTTGCATCATAGCGATACATTTCAAACAAGCCTTGGCCATTCTGTTCTACTTTAACGATAGTTCCGGTAGCAACAGAGAGTTCAGCTAAGTCAGCATATAACGGAACTAGCATAGCAGCACGAGTATCATTTGAGTAACCAGGTAACCACCAATTTGTTAAATTCCAAAAATTAGGTGTGTTGAAGAATTCGTCTTGTGCGAATGCAAACGTTACATTTGGTCTTATTTCAGTGATTGGGTACTGGATTAATATCGCATTTGCATAGGTCAAGTAATTCTGTACTGCCATAAGTCTGTTATAGAAGAAGCTCTGTCTTGGGCGAGCTAATATACCCGACTGAACTGCCTTAGGCAAGAACGGATTAGGAACTACTTCGCCGCCAGCCGCACATCCAGATAAACTATCTAGCATTCTAGCATAGAGTGATGTGGGAACCTCAGCTTCGCCCGTCGACGGATATAGTACTCTATTAGGGAACGTAACCGGAGAATAGATTGATGCAGGCAACCCTGGCAAGAAATCATCTGCGTAGTTTTGTCTAATGAGTGAATATTCATTGTGAACAATATCACTAGCTGAACCTGATGCAAAGCCTAAATGTAATACTGCATCTGCTACGTTGATATATTGATTAGAATTGTACAATGCAAATGTATTAGGTAGCAATGGAGCAAGATATGCAATCCCCGAACTTTGTGGGTTCTGGATGTATTCGGCAATTACGGTATCTGCTAATGTCTTTTCTCTCTTTCTATCGATGAGATTAGTATTTCTAGCCCAGAAGTAATATACCGGAGTCACCACGTTAGAAGCATTCATTGTGCTACCAACACAATAGCGAGACGGATCAATAGGGATGCCCGGGCCGCGATACTGCGAAGGAGGAACGTTACTAGCTACCCACGTAGCTACCAAAACAGTAGAGCCTGGGAATAGAGTTCCCCAATACTCACTGTTGTATACTACATCATTTTGGTGATAGTTTACAAAGCGAACATTTCTAGTGTTGAACCAAATTCTACCAAGCTGTTCAGCACCCCAAACATATCCGGTAAGGCTAGCAGCATCATTATTATAACTTGCTGGATCAGTTGAAGAAACAAAATCAATATTTTCTCTGATTGCGCCTAGTAGCTTATCCTGTAACGGATCCATATAGTCTAGATTAATTAAGGTGTTATTAGTAATAGCACTGAAGATTTGAGTGTTTTGAATTTTGTTAATGTCAACGATGGCGCTGCTCTGTCTAAATTCACTCCAATCTCTGATGCCGGTTGCATTAACAAAAGTTGTTACATTGCCTGTAGTGGCCGAAGTAACGATAGTGTTGGGTGCACCGACGATAACTGAGTTGTTATTAAAATCGATAGCGAGGCCATATAATGGACTTAACTCAACGTCAATTGCAGGTGTGTTGACTGTCTGTGCGTAAACAAACGCACCAGGATTAGTAGCACTTCCATTATAGTTTGACAACAGGTCAAACATATACACTGCACCAGAGTTTGGATAACTGTCAACAAATCTAGTTGCGTTATTATCAAAGACCGTATCGTTATCTAAGTTTTCGTCATCTGTAAAATCAAACGTTGTGCCTACAATATTTGCCCCGACTGGTGCGCCGATGATTACTGAATCAAATTCGTTAAACTTGATAGCTTTACCAAACTGAGTTGGTCCGAATTCGTTCGGGCAAGTAATTATTTGCGAAGGCGTGTAGATAGCAATTCCCAATTGCGTGAGTGAAGTGTTATCAAACGCAGCTACTGCCAATTTATTGTTTATGTTGGCAATATTTTGATCAACAATTTGAATAATCAACCTGTTATCTTCTGTTGCTGAAGCCTGAACATTTGGCACGTTTGTATTATTAATTGCAGTAGCAACAATAGTAGCATTACCGGCCAATACATTTACAGAATAACCGTTGATGAAGATGGTAGTGTCAGCTCCTAAATTGCATTCTTCCTCGCCCACAATTACGCCGAATCTTGCACCAGCGTTAGTAAATCTATAGACGCTGCCTTCTTGATTTTCTTCAGAAATTTCGAACGGGCTTCCTATCAATAGCTCCGAAGAGGTTTGCGTTACGTCTAGGGCAGACCCAAATTGAATATTAATTCTATCTGCAAAGTTAGAATTAAATGACTGTGATTGGTAGAAGCTGCTGCCGCTAACGTCCACAATATCACCTGCTGTTAGGTTACCGGTATAAAACAAAGTATTACCCGATACACCATAGTTACTATCAGAAACTAACGTTCCGTTGACAACAACATATAGAGGAGTGTCTTGTAGTATTGCAGTAGCAGTAGTGATTGAACCAACAGTGTTAATGTTGAACACATCAGTAGTTGAACGGCTAAGCTTAATAGTAATAGTATTGCCTACAGGGGCCGCTGCCACATAATAAGTTTTATTTTCTGTAATATTAGTACCAGATAATCCAACGCCAGTGAATATGATGGGATCATTAACTGAGATACCAGCAGCAGTATTTAATGTTATTACATCAGTAGTTCCGTTAGTAGACAAAACATCATATGAAGTTGTAGCAGGTGACCAACCTAATACAAACGTGCTAGGTATATATGAAACTGTAGTAAATTGCGCTTCAAATCTCTGTACTGATCTTTGATATGAGTAAGCACTTCCCCAATCGGTGATAGAACCACTATAGTCCTTGTTAGGTGCACCGATAAAGACAGCCGTACTATAATGGTCAGTTGCGATTGACTTACCAAAGCCATCAGTACCGGTTAAGCCCAAAGAAGTTCCGTCAATGATCGCACTTTCTTGATATGTTACTTGTATTGCGGTACCTGTAGTACTACTGACATTACCGGTAACAGTTCCTGAACCCGTAAAACTAGCCCCGTTATATACAAACGTTCCCCCTATAGTAGGAGTACCTACATAACCAATTGCATTCCAATCGGTAGTGCTTAGGGTTACGATTTTATACGCATATCCTGCTGTCATTGTATTAGCAAGCACCGATGCGCTTGCAACAAATGTTATACCTATGCTGTTTTCTACGGCACCGCATGCAGTAAAGTCAGTAGCAGGCGCAGTAGCTACTCCCGTACCGGTACCTTCAGCAGTCGCAACAAATGTTTGACCTATTTCATTGCTAGTAGCACCAATAAGTGTGAAATCAGTAGTGCCTAGCTGAGTGATTGTATATGTTGTACCGACAGTAAACGAACCAGCTTGGACTGTTGCATATAACGAAGTGATGGTGTATGTCTCGCCTGTCGTAAAGTATCCTGCGTTAAACTCAATGCTATCTCTACGGTATACATAAACTTTAGTATTTAGGTTATCAGAGATGTAAATCCAATTTTGATCGCCTGAAATTTCTATTTGGCTACCCCAATCAGTTACCCCGATCGGTGCATCAATAACTTGACACTCAAGTAAATTATTAGTAACCCGTGTGTCATTCCAAACGTACACGAAAACTTTAGGGTCGGTAGTTGGCTGTGAAATTGCAAATATGTTATCACTGTATGCAATCTTGGTACCAAACGAGGTATCATTTGTAATAGTCTGTGATATTTCATAATCGTCGGTGGATATATTGTAAGAATAACGATACACTACGCCGTTTGCCGGATCACTAATTAAATATCCCACGTTATTAGTGTGTGCCACGCTTGCGCCAAAATTAGTAGTGTTGTTTACTGTTAGTTGACCTTCACGCAAGTAATTGATATTTTTGCGATACACTGCCCAATCACCGTTTGTGTTTTCATCTACCCACACGGTGTTCTTAACAAACTCAGCTTCTAGTAAAGGTAAGTTATTAATGTCGGACGGTTTTGCTACTCGCTGACTAGTAACCAACAATCCTATGCCCAATCCCTGAATAATATTGTCAGGAGTATTGGAGATGTTTAGATTGATAATTACTTGATTTAAATTGACAACTTGTGATACAATAAAATAACCATCTACGTTTTCTGCAAAGTTAACAATCGCAATAGGATCTAATCTTGATAGATTGTGTGGCTTATTGAATGTTATTGTAGCAGTTCCATTACTGTTAGGAGATGCAGAAATAACAGCACCAATAGGTTGCCAAGCATAAATTCCCCACTGCTCTTTAAAGTTTGCTAACCAGAAATAGTCTCTTACATAGAAGTCTTGAATAGGAACAACGAGTCCTGCTTTATTCACAGAATTAGCTAGTTCCGAATAAAAGAACGCTGACATCTTGACATCATCAAAGTTAGCATATCCGGCAGATGGATACAATGCATTTTTATAGTCAGTTGTAGTGTCAAGAATATTTGGATCAACGATAGGGGTTCCGTAATTTAACAATGAGTATAGCGGAACTTCTTGTTGGGCGCCTTCAGTATACACGCCGTTAGTTAGTGATACAATGCTTGGGTTACCGGTCAATACGTTTTCGTTTAACCCAAACTCTACAAAGTTTTGACTTAGTACGCCACCGTATTCGCCGGACTTGATAGCCCAATTTTCATATACGTCATACTTAATTCCGCCCTGTGGCAATGTGGCGCCATCAAACGCACTGACAGCGTTGATAGTACCCTTATTCTTAATCATGTTTTTATAAACATTGATCTGTGCTACGTCGGTTAAGTCAGCAAGAGCTAGATAGTCTCTTGGACGATACCCAATCAATGAATAGGATAATAAATCTGAATCCTGCTCTAGATTTGCGACATTGCAATTATAGTACAGCGTACTTTCATATGATCTAGTAGCACTGTTGGGCAATAGTCCCTTTTGTATATCATTATAGTTTATAAGTTTCCAATTAAGCTCATTAAAGGTAGCAGTCGGTTCAATTAGTGTAAGGGCAGCGTAATACTTGTTCTTGTATTTTACAATTACTCCCTTAGGATACTTAATATTCTTTGACCATTCTTTAACATTATCTTGATTGAGAATGAAGCCCCAAGTATTGATTGTGCCATTCCATTCCGCAGTCTTAGTTCCGCGCAACGTGATTCTATTTTGACGTAGCCCAGTAACAAGGTTGTAGATAACATCATTGAATAAAGTAGTGTTATCGAACACTATGCCATGCTCAAAGTTACTAACATTAAACTGTGCAAAAGACATGCTATCGCCTTCATTTAATGTGTTAACTATAAAGGCAGTACCTTCGCGGCGTATATTCAACTCATTATTCTGAATAGGATACAAGTTTTGATTAAGAATAAAGTTCTGCTGCTGAAGCGTTAGTGGCTGAACAATACTTCCTTCTTTGTTTATAGCCAACACTGTAGCAGAAGGATTAAGAGTAATAATGCTTCCATCTTGCCAGCCAGTCTGAGTCCAATACAAAAATTCTTGGATCATTAAGTCCCAATTTATTTCTCTACCGGTTTCAATTAAATCAAATGTTACACCTTTACTTTTCAAATAAGCAGCATAGCTCGAAATAAACTGTGCTACCTCTTGAGTACTATAGAACTTAGTACCATATGGTATTAAAACATCAGTATTAGTGTAATCGTTTGCCACTTTAACAGTTTGTTTCAATACTTCAAGTCTAGAATTATTGCCGTTATTAATCGGAGCCTTAACTGTAAAGTAAGCAAAGGTTTGTGAATTACCAAACACAGCATATGCATTGCCTATTTTCTGAATAACAACACTAGAGAATACTAACTGATCAAATGGTTGATTGTCATAAAGAATTACCGAGTAACTCTCATCTGGGATTAACAACGAGGCATTTGCAGTATTGGGTGAACCCTTTTCAACATAGAAGTTGAGTAAGGTTTTGTCACTGTATCCAGCCAAACGATAGATTAATCTTACGTCTAGGTTATTGAATAATTCAGTGATATTGTTTGTGGCATCAATGCCAAATTGCTTTTCAAAGTCAACAACCCAGTTGATATATGAAGTTTTGGCAGTGCCATTACCGTATATTTCAATGTCATTAATAATCAAGTGTGATCTATTGTTAACGAGATATTGATTAAACTCGCTGTTGTATTTGTAGTTATCCAAATCAACTGCCAAGTTGTAGAATTCTGCTGGTCTAGTTAACGCAAACAACTTAATAACATCGAACGGATATGATGAACTACGACGATAGCTAAGTTCTACTGGACCGTCATCTCCCACTACCCAGTCTTTCTGGAAAGTACTTGGGTTATAGTTTCCTACTATTGAGACAAGCGGACTTAATAAATTACCACTTGAATCTACGGGCAGAATGTTTAGTAAGCCAGGCCGAGCCAACTCAGGAACGATAACACTTGTACCGTCTGCTGAGTATACTCTACCTTCTGCGAGGTCTCCCCACAATACTAAGTTGTCGCTTGTATAAGGGGCCGCGCCATACCGAGCAGTCCACCAAGTTGGTTCGTTGGCAAAGCTCAACATTTCCCAAGGTGTTTCGTTAGGAGTAGTAGTGTCATAGAAATACTCGTACACACCTCTCCAATAGCCTTGGTTGATTGGGGCGCCATTTAACTTGTTACCTGAGTTCGTGTAGTTATAAGTGAATTCATTATTTCTGTTGAAAAACTGAGTTTTATAATCTACTCTATTTTGACCGACCCAATTTAAGAAGTTGGTAGAGTACATCTGTAGCCATTCAGCATAGCTATATGTACTGTCTCTAAAGAAGCCCGGCAATATTTCATAAAGTTTGATAGGAACTTCGGTGCTTAGCTTGACGTTATTATAGATTCTCTTTTCAAACTCAAGCAATGCTTGGTCTCTAAAGTCCACAAGAACATCGGTGACAGGATTATATGTGCCGTAGAGCTTAGTGAACGAACCGTCATGCCCCTTGATAAAGTAAGTAGGCACGGTGTAATCGCTATCTAGCACAACACTAGGCTGAGTCAATGCGTAGAGTCCTAACTTACTAGGAGTATACGGAACATATGAACCATATGTCTGGTTATATTCTTTGATAACAACTTCGTCGCCCGGCACCAAGTCTAGGGTAATAGTTAGCGATGGACTATCTGTGCTGATAGTATAGTCAACATTTCTTAAAAGCTGCGTTTGTACTAGATTGTTGTCGACCGTGCGGTTTAAGTATACCAACACACCATTATAGTTTGCTGACTCAAAGTTATAAACTTGACTCAACGGATATCTAGTTACATCAGCAAGGCTATTGAAGTTATATGTAGTGGTTCTGAATGGTGCCTTGTTTGGCAACATGTCAGACCAAAAGAATGAATTAACTTCACTCTTGCTTGCAGATATTTGCTCAATAGCAGCATCTAAAATTTCAGATGGCGTATATCTCTGTACATAATCTGTATTTTGTACAGTGTCTACTAGCAGTTGCTTATACTTTATATACTCGCGGCTGTTGAATAGTAATGCGTCAACAACATTGTGTTCAGTCTTACGTAAGAAGGTGCCTGGCAACGCAAGTGAAGCACTGTTTTGAATAATCTTAGTGCCATATGAAATCAAGTCGCCGCAATCTCGGAAATTATTTCTTCCAAAGATTTGACCAGTTGTGTTTGGTGCATTGATAAAGATATCTTGATAATGATTCTGAATGTCACCGACATCAGCAACCGTCAAGTCTTCATTGAATGGGTTGTTATTCAAGTTATCAGGAATCTGATAATAAGCCGAATTACTTACTTGGTCACTCAATAGTAGAACTTGAATTACTGTTTCTTCAACGGGAGAATCTAGCAAAGTAATGGTAGTTGTGTTTTCAGTTACTTCAACCGTGTAAGTAGTCGGCTCCAAATATACGTTGTTGTTGTATACTTTAACTCTAGGCCAGCCTTTGCTATTAAGAGGTACTTCAGGCAATGCTGCAATGTCACAAACAAACTGAGTTGGTGGATTAAGGATATCATACTTGAAGCTGAAAAGCTGATATTGAACACTGTTTTCAACTGCGGTTTGCCATCCTAATTCTCTAGTAAATGCATCAGCCGCGGTATAGTTATACACATATCCGGTATTTACTTTTTGAGTTATAGAATCAAATCCGCGGACATAGTTAAACGTATCAGAGTTGATAGTTACATCAAAACTAATATCAGCTATGTTGGCGACATCACTGTATCTAACAGGGAAACCTAAAATAGGGTCATCAACTGTTAATGGATTGATTCCATAAGCAAATAGAGTACAGCCCCTAAATGTTGTGCCACCGTAAATATCGCTATCTCCTAGCGAAATATCGTTTTCATCAAATACGTCAAAGAACGGAGCTTGATTGACTGTTACTTTTTGCTGTGCTTGGTTCCAAGCTAATCCAGTATAATAAAAAGTTTTACCTTGATTATTATATCCTCGCTTGATAGCAACTTGCTCATCAATACCAACATTACTATCTTCTGCCTTTATCAACACAATGTTAGGTTCTTGTCCTAAAATTGTTGTGACGATATCGACTACATAAATCGTATGTTTGGTTTCTTCATTTGAGTCATTAGAAAATACAATGCGGGCGCCAGGGAATACTGCATAATTGCTTGCTAGTGTATCTGTGCCCACAACTGAAGTTACGCCGCCCAAAACATCTTGTGGATAGGGCCATGTAATAGTTAATGTAGTGTCGGTTCCGTCATCTGTTAGATCGGTAATTTGAGAATTCGTAGGGACAATATTTAAGGTATCACCCAAATACATACCAATTTGAAATATACCAGTTATTTGATCATTAGGAATAACAACCGTAGTCTCATCGTATATTAATCTTCCGTTACTGCTACCCGGGAATGCTAGCTCGTTGCCATCGATTTGACAAGTTATTTCGTCACCCGTCTGATAGAAAACTCCGATTGTACCGGCTAGTGTGTTCCATGCAGCTTGACCTGTTGCGCCTAGACTAATTGATACATTAATGCTATATGTTTTACCTGCTTCCATGTCAACAACGTTAACAAGTGTAGTAGGAGTAGCCGCAACAGTTGCAGTATTCGTAGTATAAGTCTCAACGTCAGGATAATAATTCAACAATCCTGCTACGTCGGATAATGCATCTACTGCACGAGTATCAAAGAAATCGATCGGTCTTTTGCCAACCGCACCAGAATCAAACAATCTTAAGTTTGGATAAAACTCAATGATTGGTCTTTTAGCTTTGTTGTCTGGAGTAACGTATTCTGTTAGAATGTTTGGGTTATTGTTATATTGTGCAGATGCGTTAATGACATCGATGTGGAACCAGCGGTTACTTCTAGCCCATGCATTTCTGGAAATACTGTTTCTAGCAATAGTAATATAATCTGGGTCAACTGGAATATTCAAGCTGATGTCATAGCTACCAATATCAAAGCCAAATTCATCCCATGGAATATACGCTCCTGCTGAAAAACTTTCAGGAGTCACTAGTTCATCAACTGATACTAGTTCAATCCCAGTACCTACTCCTTCAACGTAGTATTGACCTGTTCGATAACCGATCGGGAATATGTTACCATCAAAACTTACTTTTAGGCCGTTTGTAAACTGAACGCCGGTTGGTGATGTGTAGTTTATTTTACCTAAAATTTCAGTATCAACATCGATAAAATCTTTACCGGTATTTTCAATGATTTTAATCACGCCAACTTTATTTGGATTAGTGCCATCCTGATAATATAGCGTATCTAGTGGCGCGGTAACAGTTGGAACCAAACTGATTACACCTAATGTATTTCTATAGAAGGTTCTGTTTATCCATTGTTCCCCAAACCTAGGAGTAATGTTTTCTTCGTTGGGAATGATACCGTCCGGCAACAGTCTTAGTACCGGATTATTAGGATCGCCTACAAATTGAATTCTGTAGTAGTTCTCGCTGACACTAGTATAAAATCCTTGTTCATACTGACCTTGGTTGATGTTAACTGTAGTGTTAAAGCCAGAATCTGTTCCGACCGATACTGTAGCACCGCCGATGCTTGTACTAATAGTAAAGTCAGTAGAGTTTAAAATTTCTTTGACAAAATAAACTTGGCCTTCTTGTAGACCACCTAATAAAGGAGCAGTAAAAGTTACAGTTTGATTAACGATAATTTCGTCTGTAGTGAAGCCAGTTGCCATTGACAGGAAGTTTCCTGTAGCTGTTGTGCTGCTGATAGTAACTGTTTGAGGTTCGGTGAAGAGCGGATCATTTACATCATAATTTGTACCATCATAATATGAAGAAACGTATCCGATTTCATTAGGAACGCCATCATTATAAAACATTACTCGTAGGCCGTTAAGACCCACAACACCGTCAATATTGCCTAACCCTGGATAAGTAATACCGGTTGAAGGGTCAAAAACATCGTACAGATTTTTTCCATTTACTTGATCAAATGGTGTAGTAGAGACTACATCAACAAAGTTGTTGCCCGGAAAAATAAAGTTGTTTTGAGCAGTCTTCGAAGGAACATTAAAAGTAACAGCTCCATCGGTAGTACCGTTGTTGGTTACCCCAAAAACATCACGCACACTGACAAAAGGTTGATCAGGATTAAATCCAGTCACGCTCGGAATAGTTTGAATATAGAATGGACTGTCTTGGTTAACAAAGAAGTTATAAGTTCCGCCGCGCAACAACGAAATAGTAGGATTGAGTCCGGTGTTATTGCTAGAACCAACCTCTGTTAATTCATATGCGTTTGGTAAGTCACCGACGATATAATCTTCGTTAGTGAAAACTACGCTAGGAGACACTGTTACTACGGGAGGGCCTTCAGGAAGCCAATAATATTCATAGTGATTAACTATTTTATCTAAGTTAGTAAAACTATCCCATGAATAGAATTGACTCTCAAACAACCGATTATTGTTATTAGTGACAGCTCCTTGCTGCTTCAATGAATCAATAATTCCCGGATACGTAATAAAGTCTTGAGCAACTGATTCGTCGGTTTTAGTAAACACCACGCCTGGATCAAGCTGGTAATCAGTACGAGTTTTGGTTGGCTCAGTAACATAGTAGTTGAGAGCATTAACTCCTGAACCAAATCTACTACCTACATATCCCTGCACCCTGGTAGTAACCGGGTTGCTAGTTAGCTGGTCGAGGGTAGCCGAAAGAAATTCAGCGTTAGTAGGGGTTTGAAAGATTTCCGGGAGGAAATTTAAGGTTCTAATACGTGCCATATCTATATTTATCGTACCTGTAATTCGTCGGGTGTGAGTGCTGCTATAACTAGCACATCATTTGCGGTTGCTGCATTAACAAATATTTCGAAAGGTCTACATTTTATTTCATACAAATCCCCAAAGCTCATAGTCGGATCACTAGGTACTAGCACTGCCGAACTAATAAGGTCTGTACATTCAGCGTGTAGATAGGCACTAAGTTCTGAGAAATAGAAAGTGTCTCCGAAGTCCCAATTGTTAACATTAAAATACTGGTTCATGGCTGCTAACACTGCACTACGAACTTCACTATCACTAGCATTAGTATTCCTTGTCTTGATTACTTTGATAGTTGCTTGCAACGCTGGATCAGCCTTAGGACCAAACAACGGTTTAAATTCTACACTATTTAATATCACCGAATCCGACAACATTTTATAGTTTTGAATTTCAGGATATTGCGCTGCTAATTCAGTAATTGTAGGTTTGTTTGGCTCAGGAATAGTATTAGTACTATCAACAACATAATTTTGATATTCTGTGTAATAGCTCTGAGTCACTAGATACAAGTCAATGATATTAGTAGTTACTGGATCAATTCTATTTGTGTTGTTTGAATTGTGCTTGTACTGAAAACTAAGTCCTTGTCTTCCAAATTTTACAACGAACTGTGGTTGTTCTACTAATACATAGAAGGGAACTGTTACAGTTTGATCTTGAACTGTTTTGTAAAATTTATTTGCACCGAACGCATAAAACACTTGACCAACAGGATAATCATACTTCACTAACTCAATATCAGTTTGCGTAGCATATTGAAACTGGATCTCAGTGGTTGGTAACAAGTATTGTCTAGTAAGATTAATCGGGTCTTGGAGAATTTCAAAGAACGCATAGATGCCGACATTAGAACCTAAAGGATCATATCCAGTAATTTCATTGAAAAAGTCTGGATTCAAAATTAGTTGATTGTTGTTGACATCGGTCGCTGCAACTTCAACTTGGAAATCATCCACATACCCGTCACTCTGGACTGTCTGTCCTAAGATATTGATCTTTGTATTTTTACCAATACTGTTTACTGAGTTGGGCAAAGTGTTTATTCCCAAAACATCAATAAAATCTTGAATAATTTTACCAGTAAAGGGATCATATACTAGCTCGTTTTTAGCAAACGTAAATCTAGTATCTGCCACACTTCCAAAATAATAAACTAGTGATTTGTAAGTTACAGAATATCTATTTTCACCAATGCTAGTAAATTTCACAAACCAATTTGGATCAGTGATTTTCTTCACACTCCATCTGAGTTGATTAATTAATAATGAGTTGTCAAATACAAGAGTAAAATCTTGATTCAATTCCATTCTAATTAATGCTTCTTGAATTACACTAGTAGGAATACTATTTCCAAATACAGGAATAATTTGAGTTACAATAGCGCCGTCGGGAATATAGCCATTAAATTTAATAGGGCCAGTACCGTTAGCAAAGCTTCCTTGTCCATTATTTGACCCGTCGCTAATTACATTCAATACCGTAGTCCAAATAAAAGTACTGTTACTTGGTCCGGGAATCCCTTGCACTAGTCTATTATTATTATCAAAATAAAATCCATCAGGCGCAGTGAACTTTACTATAGCACCGGTCGTCAAATATTTTAAATTATTAGTATTAAATGTTCCGACACTAACCGGTTGCTCTAAGCTACCTGTTCTGTTGTAGACATATCCAGTAACTGCATCGCCTGTTACGTTGCTTGTTTGCCAATACACTACTCCATCGCCGCTACTAGCATTCACGTTATAGCGTGGATAATTTTGTATATAGTACTGGGTAGCTCTATTCAATGTCAATACACTTGCCAATGTACCAGTAAAGAACGCAATGATATCACTAGAGTTGTTAATTGTTAGATTTAGGAATCCATCATTACTGTCTAGATATAATCCCCCGTCATTACCATAACTGACGGTACTTGAATACTTACCAGTTGGATCTAGCAGGTCTAGGTTTTTACTAACCCCAACACTTGAGCGGTTGATTGCTTTACTTTTGATTATTGAACTATACAACGTGTATGGGAAGTTATTGTAGTCTTCCCCATTGACCATGCGATTCTGTGTATAGTATCTAGTTGGCGCTCTCTGTTTGATATTAGAAATAGACTCTCTAGCTTGGGCTGTAGTAACTGTTTGTGTCAATGACAGTCCAAGTGTCAAAATCTCTGCTCTGCCTAAACGAGAAACATAAGTGAACGTCACCGACAAGCCATTCATGTCTGACGGATAGATTGTGTAAGTAAGCGCATTGCCAGCTCTTACATATGCTCTAAAGTTTCCTACAGGGATTTCACTGAACACACCATCACCGAACACATAAGTTACCTGATCATTGAACCGTGAGCTAACCGAAAATATTTGCTTATCTGTTCGTTCAGTTTGCAAGTATGCGTTGGCATATACATTTTCTACTTGGCGCCACAAATCTCTTATGTTACCCTGATTGAGTTTATACAACCAAGTGTCTGTGTTATTGATTCCTTGAATATCAATATTAATGTTTTGATTAGCAATTTGCTGCTGTAGGCTGAAATCAAATGTTTGCAAGGCTCCTTGCTTAAAATAAAAGAAGAAACCTGAATCTGGTGAGCCGAATCCTAATTTATCGTTACGATATACCATATTGAATCTGCCGGTGGGCGCCGGTGGTATTTCGTAGATAGAATTACTGTCAACGCTTGATACGCTGCATAGCTCAAAGTTCATGCTGACGCCGTCTACTGTGCTAGTAAAAGGTACAATCGGTAATGCATTGGGAGCAATTTGGATACTATACTCACTGGTGTCTACTCCAGCTACTTCACTAACATTGCCCGGTCTACCGATTCTTTGTGTATCGATTAGTGCTGCATTAATAATCGTATTAAACTGCTCTAACCAATTTGGGTTGGCTGGGTCATTCCATAATACAGGAACATTGCTTAAATTTAATCCGTTAATGTCAGTAATATTTTGCGAAGACTTTATACTAGTTACTTTTAGATAGCCTTGACCTGCGATATTTCTTTTTGGAGTATAGCTCACAAGATTAGCAAGCTTAACAACGCTGTCTCTACGTTCAGCAGTATCAATAAAGTTTTCACGAGCATTCAAGTCATTACGGAAAGCAAGCCCTTGACCCATAAAGGCAATAACATCAAGCAGTGCAACAAACTCACTTGACTCCACATAGTCATTAAATGTTTCTGGATAATTTAATTGTAAGTAGTCAATGAATGCTTTACGCAAAGTGTTGTAGTCATAACTACGAAAGTCTGCTTGGTTGAACGTCTGGTAAATAGTTTTCCAGTCGTTGGGGCCGAACAGTGCTGATTGTCTTGAACTTGTTGCCATAGTTTCTCTCTATTGATAATATATTTATCATAGAAAAAACTGTGGATTAGACTATTGAGGCAGTTTCTGTGGTTAAACTGACATTAATTTTAGTTACGAATGCTTCGTTCATAGGTGCTACCGCCATTTGAAGTTCAATTAAAACTCCATTAGAATTTGAGTAAATTGCTACTGAGTTAAGAATGATTCTAGGATCAAGGCGAGCTAGTCTTCGGACTTCATTTTCAATTTGCGCTCGTACAGCCTGGGTATTAGTATCAAATACATAATCCCACAATGAAGTACCGTAACCGGGTTGACCTACTTTAGTCCCCTTACGTATATTCATAGCATTGATAAAGTCTTGCACTACTAATTTAGTATCGACTAATTTAAACTTTTTGCCCCATACTATTGATTGTCTTATTCCACCAGGACCGCCGTCTCTACCAGACAAGGCGTTAGTAGTTTGAGACTTACCAACATTCTGCGTACTAAATCCTAAATAAGTTGCCATTTTATACTAATCCTGTATTACTAGTATTTATCGAAGTACTATCCGCTTCTGTCAGCTTTATATATTGGTCCATTAATTCACTTGATCTGTTAGTGGCTTCAATATAAATTCTTCTAGCTTCAGCGATTGCCGGATCCCCAAACGGAGCGTCTCTTTCTATAGCAGTGAGTCTTGCATAGGCAGTATTTTCAACTTGAAGGGCAGCATTCAATTCATCTTCAATCTTTTGTATATCTTCTAGTGCTGTAAGAAGTTCTTGCTCAAAACTTGCAATAGTTGATTCACTGATTTCTCCCAATAAATTGGGTTCTGGAATTCCAGGGTCACCTATGACACTTTTTATCTGTGCTGTAAGAGATTGTCTGTTTATCGTATTGATTCCTATGCTAGGTAATTTGATAGGACTTGCGCCGCCAGCTCCCAGTGCAGACAAGGATGATAATAGTTGTGAGGCTTGACCAAGTGGCAATCTAGATGTGATAGCTGATGTTAGGCCACCTGCTCTATTAGCAAAACTTCCTAACGAATTGGCAACAGATGATACCGTGCTTAACCCGTTCAGCACTTGTGTTTGAATATTTTTCATCTCACTGGTTAGTATACTTGTGCCGGGCAGTGAGTTAACAGCATTGGCTGCTAAATTAGTTACAGTTGAAACTGTTCTTATTCCTCCCGGTAAATTAGATAACCCACTAGCTAGTGCTGATGCGGTTGCTGCTCCACCACCGGACTGCGTAACTCTAGCTGCATTCGCTAGACTGGTGAGTCCACCTGACGCTAGTGCGGTTGAGGCTCCAGCCATACTGTTAATCATATCAGTGGAATCACTTACCGCATTTATCAACTGTTGGTCATTTGTACCAGATACTGAATCAATCAATGTAGATAGCGATGTATTAGCATTAGATTGTGTTTCTACTAATACATTGTCAAGAATACCACCATTGATGGTATTTGGCAATCTTGAAGGCGCACCGCCAATATTGTTTCCTATTCCCGTTATGCTATCAATTGAATTATTAAATGTATTTTCGATACTATTCGTAACCCTTTCTGCTGTTTGAAGATCGTTAGCTAATGAAGTTGCATTTGATGCCAAACTGCTTAATGTGTTGCCTAAAGAGTTTAGTGAGCTACCTGAATTAGGAGAAGAGCTAGCTCTAGAAACTATTGTAGATATTGCAGAAGTTTTCTTAGCAAACTCGCTTAGGTACTGCGGAACATTAGGTTCTAGTTTAGTGAATCCGGCTAGCACCGCCGCATATGCTGACCCAGAAATACCCTTAACTGAGTTAAGCAAACTAGTTAATGAAACAATTCCTCCACGAAGTCCTCCTAGTACGCCGCTGACAGATTTTAGGGAGTTAGCAATACCGCCTAAACCGCCTAAAGTGCTAGCTAAGTTAGCGGCCGATATACCTTTACCAATAGTGCTAAGTACCGCGCCGGTATTGACACCTGTTAGGTTGCTTAGTTGATCTGTTACGTTTGTTCTTAATGCTTGTGAACTAGAGATAGCAGCGGATACCGAATCGGTCGTTATTATTCTACTTGCTAATTGACTAGCATTGCTAGACGGAAGTATATTTGTACCGAAATCTCGTACCGTGTCGATTACGGCGTCGGTTCCAAAACTAGCTGCCGCTGTTATGAGACCGGCAGATTGCGTAGATGATTCTTTTCCGGATAGAACACCAACATCATTTAACTGTTGCTGGGCTACTTTTAGAACTGATACAAGTGACGCTGCCTGAGCCGTAGTATTCTCTGCTAACATATTGATATTTTCAGCACCTGGTTTTCCAGCAAATAATATGTCTGGTGTTGTAGATGTTAGATTTTTTCCAGAAGATGCTAGTCCATTAATAAGTGTAGCTGTGCCTGGTTTTAGAATACCACTAACAGTTAACTGAGTTGGTGTTTGTGCAAATGAACCCATTGCTATTGTATTATTGCTGAATGATCCGGTAAGCGAAGAAAGTGCCCTATCTGCGACGGTTACCTGAGTAGATACTCCGCCGATAGTAGCAGCAGCTTCTCCTAATGCACTATTAATTCCATTAATATTGGGTGCGTCTGTCGGAGATACAATAGCTGCTCCCGATGTTACAGCTTCTTGTCCCGGGCCTTCGGCTGCTGATGTTGCACTTGACCCTAAGACAGCGTCCGTTGTTGTCTTGTCCATAGTTTCGGATACTGCTGATACCGGCGGGACTGAGGATACAGTAGCAGTACTAGGCGGGTCAGCTGGTAAACCTTCAGCCGCTTGGTTTACTGCTTGAACTGCCGCAGAAGGCGGGCTTGGTAAATTGTCTTCGGAGTCGCCACTAACTTTAACATCTACCCCTTGACCTGCATTTGCCCACGGATAGTGAGCCGGAGTCCGTGAAGCAATAGTTAACAGTTTTGCAGGTGCTGCTGCCCAACCCTTTTCTTTGTCAAACAACGTGTCTGTCTGTGCTATTAGTGGAATGATCGGCACATCTTTTGGTTTTAGAATAGGTGAACCTGAATTTAAGTCTATCCTAATTTTAGCCTTGATAACTGCTCTTAAACCACCGACTAGACTAGCTTCTCCATCTGCTTTAATTGCAGCGCCAAAACCTGCTTTTGCAGTAAAATTAGTTAATGCACTAATTCTATACTCAGTTCCAGCTCTTGATTTGGTTTCTTCTTCTGAATTAGTATGAATATTTTTTGCTTGAATATTCAAGTTTTCCATAGCTTGAATGTTGACATCCCTATCAGCGTGAATATTGAAATCGCCTTGAGTACGCATATTGATGCTGTTCATAGCAAATACATCAACGGTGCCTTCTTTGCCTAACTCAATGTAGCTTTGACCATTACTGTGTAAAATCATTAATGTTTGACCGTCGTCGCTCATTAATATTTGGTGACCCAGCGAAGTTCGAATGCGGATTAATTGGTCTCTACCAATAATGTCCCCATCGTCCATAACCATGCTGTGGCCACCTCGTCTAGAAATAACTTTAAGCTGCTCTGCTTTCCCGCCGCCTAAATTTTCTGGTAGATTTTCATCATTGTATCCGCCTTCGTAAATCGGTCTGCCAGGAGTTGATACTCCCCAACCAACTCTACTTGCGGCTTCACGTTGCGCACTTGAACTTATCGGTCCTCTAATAGGATCACGAATAACACCTTGCTGACTCATGATACTTGCAGTGTAACTATGAACCGGTCTAGGGGTATTTAAAAATTCATTACTATCTGCTTTATCTGTGTTGTTGGTGTTTAGATTGGTTACTGGTAATCTAGTTGCGCCGCCGTAGCTTTTGGCTTCGCCCTCATTTAATGTGACCGATTCGCTAGAGCCAATTGCAGGAACCATTTGTAATGTTTCGGGTTCAGCCACAGCACCTATATAATATCCAGCATCGGGATCACCGTTGACAAAGATACAAATTACTTTAGTACCGATATCGGGGGGTGCTTGCCATTGTCCATATGCGCTTGGATTAGTTTTGTATGATCCGTAGTCATCGCTACCGCTGCCTGCGCTAGGTCTAACAGAACCAAAGAAAGTGCTAAGGTGCTGTACGCTAGTCCATGGGCCTTCGTTTGGCTCTAACGAACCTTTACCATCTTGCAGCGCAACACTAATTCGGCCGGTTCTAGTTGAGTCAATATTGTCTTTGACGATTCCAATGACTGGATACTTTTTTGCATCCGCGCCACCGGAATCCGCACTATCGCTTTTTACTGGACCTTTTGGCTTAAAATTATCTGTTGGCATATTCCAAATTCCTTAAGTATCAGCATCTTGTGAGTAACCAAGTACTTGTCCTGTCTGTGGGTCAATTATTGGTGTCCCGCGGTTTGTTGATGCGAGACCTGATAAAATCCCAGGAGAACGGCCAGCGTTAACTGGGTTAGTGTTAGTTGTTGGCTTATCAGGAGGCGGATTCACTGCATTGTTATTTGCGGCTTCCGTTGTGGGGGTCGCTTCTTCGGTCGTATCAAGTCCTTCTTCTCTTGCTTCGTCTTTGCCCTCATCGCTGAGTGAATCATCCGCTAAGTCTTGGTTAATAACCGCCGATATTGTCGCAGTAAAGGCCCCATTAACTAGACTATTGGTCACCGATAAAATTTGATACGGGATACCCTTGACCTCCGCTGCCTGTTCAGGATCATTGAATCTCCAAAATTCGATACTATCATTGATTAATAAAGTACCCGGTTCCCCTTCTACTGGTGGTAGATCTTGTTCAATTGCGTCCTGTTCTATAGTTCCGGTACGAGAATAATCTACCGCTTCGTTAAAGTTTACCTCAATGAATACTTGGCCACCGGTTGGGTTAACTGTAGTACCGTTTGAATCATAAAATTTATTGTATGACGTTGAACCGGTTGTGCTAGTATCGACCGATGCTGTATCATGCATAATAAAATCTGGATCGCCCATTATTTGAATTTTAGCAGTTGCAAAGCTTGCAGGGTCATATAGACTAGTCCTAAAGTTATTGATTGCTTCATTTGAAGGTGTCCCACCAGAGCCGGTTTTATCGCCACCGGACTGTCTATTAACTGCTGTTTTAGTATCTCCGGTGTCACTATCATTTGTATTTGCTGGATCAGTATATGTCGCTAGGAAATATTGATTATCGATTTTCTGTTCATATCCTATAATTTCAGTATTCTGCCCGGTATACCAATAATCGTATCTTTTATGAGGACCATAATACTTGGTCTTTTCACTTACGTAATTACTTGGAGTCGACGGAACCAAATATGTTTGTATAACATATACTATATCATATGCCCAGTCTTTTCGCTTTTTGTCCCATTGGATGTTAGTTATTTTAGGACTAATGTTGAACCACACCATCTTCTTGCCAGTTCCTTCAGCAGACCCTGGTTCATTAGTTTCTGGGTTGGCTTCGTTGTCATCTTTGTAGTTTTTAGTTAATGCATCAAGCATAAACTTACTCCGTACAAATATCTGTTCGATTGCCTGCGTGATAGGAACTTTACCGATAGACGTTTGAACTTCATTCTTGTTCGGCGTTGTTTTTATAGCTAATGCGTCATTTGACTCATTTGTATTTTTTGCGTTGCTATTAGGCAAGTTCATCTTGCTTTTCATGTTATCAGTTACTACAGGAGATACTGCTAATTGCTCAATATCATCACCTAACCATTGAATCTTATATGTTATAGGATACTCTGCTGATTTTGGTACCAGCTTTTTTTCTTCGGCATTGAGTTTAGTTAGTAGACCGTTGGGACCAACTAACAAGTCTCTAACCGTTCTGCCGCTTACGCTTTTATTATCAGGGTTTGTCCCCTTCGTTGCATTGACAGTGGATGATATGTCAATCGGCTGTGCCTTGACATCATACACTGTTGATCTACCATCAATTTTAAATTTGAATTCTGTAAAAACAATTTCGTTGTACGTTTCAAAAAGTGCGCCGGTTCCGCTAGCGTTGGGATCAAGTGCTTGACCATCAAATTCTTCATCGCCCAAAACTTGATTACCTGCTTGGTCCCAGCCGAAAAATCTAACACCAATGATGAAGAAATTCTTCGTAGGATTGGCATTTTCGTCTCCTTTGTAATTTTGTAAGTTAGGTCCGCCAGCAGAATCTTCAAGTGCTTTAGTAGCTCTAGCTAGTTTAGATACAAACGAAAATCCATATGGTTCTGTAATTCTGAATTTATAGTCGGTCTTTACTAATGGTCCAGCCGTTTCTTTTGCAGCAGTTTGGTGGGTGAATACTAGATTATCAATATAATAATCTAAGTTAAAACCTGGGGCTCTTTCAGCAGGGCCTCCCATACCGGCACTTTGAGCAACTAAGAAGGCGCCGCCTTGTACATCATCTAGGTTTGCTTTATTGAAGGCAGTGACATCTCTCCGTCCAGTCTTTATGAAGTATTCATATGCTCTTGGAGTAATCATGTACAGACTAATTTGATAGGTATAGCTAGCCAAATATCCTAAAGCATTTTTTAATCTAATGCCTGGTTTGCCGCTATCCGATATTGGAATTCTAATGAACCCTTCATTTTCATAAGGAGGAGTACCTGGCTCACCTAAATCATCGATGCCTTCTTCGTTGTCTTGTCTTGCCCCTGAACTTGATTCATTATCAAAATCGTTTTCTATATTCGAAAGTTGTTCATCGCCCAAATCTGCTGAGTTTGGGGTAGGTGAAGAGTTAGCAGAGTTTGGTTGTCCTTGACCACTATCGTCACTTGCAGGGCCCGATAGCGTGTTTGGGTTAGTCATATATTAAATTCCTAATTCTCTCTGTAAAGTTTGTTGTGTAGGTATGTATATCCCTATTCCCGTCTTGAAATTAAAATATGGATCAGGACCCAATATATTTGGATTTCGAGCAGCAAACACCCACCATAAATTAGGAGTCTTGTACAAGTCAAATGCTAGTAGATCGGGTCTATATTCATAAACCTGAGTTATCGTCATAAACACATCTGTGGGGTCAAACGGTATACTGCGATACGTCATGACATCCAAGAATTTATTATTAACGACCGGGGTCGAATAATATGGACTTGATCTTCCGTAAATATTTAAGCCTTTTGCCATTACCAGAATCCTTCACTTACTAATATGCCGTTGCTATATTCTTCCAACGAGAATACATTAGATACTTCATTTCTACTCATCATCGGTATACAAGTAATAACCATTTGCATCTTTGTAGGGACCCAAGTTAATCTGTCTGCTATAGGTTTGGATTCAAACATCGGGGGAGCAGCTACTCCGCCCGGAACAACGTTAGGGGGCAGTCTAAGCGAACTTGATAGATTGTTTGTCGCTGTCGGTGCTTGTGTAGTTATTGGTCCGGCAGTCGAAATATAATCAACGTCATTGGGTAAGTTATAAGCAAAGCTTGAAACTGCTAGAGGGTGATTCGCAAACTGATAGGCTCCCATACCTCTCAAGTAGCACAAAGGGGGCGGAGTTCCGGCTTTAGGTTGCTGGTCTTGTCCAAAAAACATTTTAGTTAGTGATCTAAAGAAGTGGATAACCGCTAGCATGTAATTTGCTTCGCCATCATCTTGTGCAGTAAAATCACACGTAATGGTTACTGAGTCAATAAAGCTGTTTGAATACTGGAAAACTTTATAGTTATTGTGAACAATACTTGCCGGTTCATAGCTAGCAACATAGTTGATATTAATTGCCGGTGTGTATGGGAATATTACCCCATTAGTACTAATTAGCGGTGCTAATATTCCAGCTGCTGGATTGTTATAAAAATATGTGCTGTCCGGTGCCAATGAAAGTCTTGCCCGCCAATCGACTCTTCCATTGACTACAATCTCATCGTCTTCTCCGGGGGCTGTAACGACGATAGTGCCGTCTTCTTCTACCTCTCCCAGTCCGTCTGTGTTGGGGTCGCCTCCTGCTTCTTCAATGAAGAAGTTTTCTCTTGCTTGTCGGTCACCTGGACTTAACGATGCGATTTGTTCCGGAGTTAAATTGGGATCGTAAATGTCATCAATATCATCTCCCAGCGGCAACGCTGCGTTACTAGGGTTAGTAGTGGTCTCGGGCGATGTTCTTGGAGGAGTAGTGGTTGCTGTGGTGGCAGTTGTGTTTGGCGCTGATGTAGTTGGCGGTACAGTTATAGTTGTTGATCCGCTAGAGGTAGTGGTAGTGGATTCTTCAGTTATTACAGTTACCGATTCCGGCGTAGTTATCACTGTTGCTGACGCAGTGCTTGTCGTGTTAGTTGTGTTTGTTATATTAGTGTCGGCTGGGTTGGTTGCTGGGGGCGGTGTTGGAGCTGGAGTAGGAGTAGGAGTAGGAACCGGAGCAGGGGTTGCAGCAGCTTCTTTTTGAGCGAGTTCATCTTCCAACACTGCGGTCAAGTATTGTTGTATCTGTGGTGCCTGTTCTCTTATAGTTGCTGCGACTACACTGGCGCCCGGAGGATTTGCAATTCTTACCAGTGTTCCGTTAGGTAAAATTAAGTTATTACCTGAGGCTGTAATTTGTGCCAGTACAGCGGCACTGTCTGTGCTGAAATCTAACGCACTGAACTCACCGTTGCCATACAATATATATCTATATGCAATCCGACCGTTGTCCATAAAAGCCGAACCACGGATACGGATAAAGCCGGTATTAGTGTCGGCAATTCTTGAGTTGATCTCTGACATGTTTTTCCTCTGATAAATATATTCATTAGTATTTATCTCAGCAAAAAACCGCAAAATTTACCCAAAGGTGTTGTATTTTTACAACATTGGATGTATAGTGTAATGAAAGTAGGAACTTACATTGATGACCCCAGTAAAAAAACCCCGCAAAATAAATTATCTAAACAACAAAGACATTCTAAAAGAAATTCATACGAGCAAAAACTCATATTGCTCCTTTGTAGATCCAGATTATCATCGATATGATATCATCATTGATATGCCTGAAAGTGATTTAGAAACTAGTTTAGAATATGCACTAAAGCCTGAACAGATTCAACAGGCCAAAGAAACTAGAGCAACTAGACTAACACAAGAGACTGGCGAAAAAGTATTAGCCGAAACAATACCCACTACTGATTTAATTTTTAGAGTGATGACTTGGGATCATATTCCAATGTCGCAAAAACAACCAAGAAAAACTATTAAAAAGAAATCTGCTAAAGAAATCTTTGTGTTCGAAGATGATGACGATGAAGATTTTTCAGATTTAGAAGACGCTGTAACTAAAAAAGCGGTTGATGATATGGTTCACGAAAAAGTCAACTTCCCTCCTTTCCATCATTACAAACTTGATGAGAATAACTCATTTAACTGTGTTGGCAAGAGTCATTGGGAAGGTGGTATGGAGAACGGACACTTTAACAAAGATCATGGCAACATAACTAACAAGCTAGCTCGTATGTACATGATGCTGTGTGAAAAGTATTCCATGAAGTTTAACTGGAGAGGTTATACTTACCGCGATGAAATGGAAGCAAGTGCTATTCTACAGTTAACATATGTTGGTCTTAGATTCAATGAAGCAAAGAGTGCTAACCCGTTTGCTTATTACACCGCCGCAGTAAACAATAGCTTCTGTAGAGTGTTGAATACTGAAAAGCGAAGCCAAAATATCCGTGACGATATCCTAGAAATGAATGGCATGAATCCAAGCTTTAGCCGTCAAATGCAGGGTAAAAAAATTGGGCATGGACTAGCAGATAAGTGACCTAAATAATTGATTTTCTCTCTCAATGGAGCTATAAGTAAGTATGGCTAATTTATTCAAGAAAGCTGCGGTCTTCACTGACATTCACTTTGGGCTTAAGTCTAATAGTGTACAGCACAATCAAGACTGTTCGGACTTTGTTGACTGGTTCATTCAGAAGGCTAAAGAAGAAAACTGCGAAACTTGTTTTTTCTTGGGTGACTACAATCACCACAGAGCAAGTATCAATATTCAAACAATGCAGTTTGGTCTTCGTGCTTTAGAAAAACTTAACAACAATTTTGAACGTGTGTTTTTCATTCCAGGCAATCACGATCTCTACTATAGAGACAAGCGTGATGTTCATAGCGTGGAGTGGGCAAAGCATCTACCCAATGTAACAATTGTGAATGACTGGTTCATTCAAGATGATGTAGTTATTGCTCCTTGGTTAGTAGGAGAAGACCATAAGAAGTTAGCTAAGCTGTCAGGCAAATATATGTTTGGTCACTTTGAGCTTCCTGCATTCTATATGAATGCTATGGTTCAGATGCCCGATCACGGTGATGTGAGTGATAGCGACTTAGCCGGCTTTGAAAAAGTATTCAGCGGCCACTTTCACAAACGACAAGCTCGTAACAATATTTGGTATATCGGTAATGCGTTTCCGCACAACTATGCAGATGCAGGCGACGATCAGCGAGGCATGATGATTCTTGAATGGGGCGAAGAGCCTGAGTTTCAAGCATGGCCCGGACAGCCACTATATCGTGTCTACAAGCTTAGTGACATACTAGATAACCCAGAAGGCTTGCTTCTTCCCAAGAGTAGTGTTAGAGTGCATCTTGATATTGATATCTCATATGAAGAAGCTAACTTTATTCGTGAGACATTGATTCCAAAACATAATATACGAGAAATGTCACTTATCCCAATGAAGCTAGACCAACACAGTCAAGACTTAGCCCCCGGCGAAGTAAGCTTTGAAAGTGTTGACCAGATTATTATCGATCAACTTGCCGCTATTGAAAGCGAGTTCTTTGACCCTAAAGTATTGTTAGAGATTTACAGAAACCTATGAGTGTAGTATTAAAGAATATCACCCTGAGAAACTTTCTCAGCATCGGTGCGGTAACACAGGCAGTCAACTTTGATAGCAAAGAACTTACTCTTATTCTTGGTGAGAACCTTGACTTAGGCGGTGACGGTGCTAGAAACGGTACAGGTAAGACAACCCTTATTCAGGGTTTGAGCTACGTATTGTTTGGTAGCCCAATCAATCAGATTCGTAAAGACAATCTAATCAATCGTACCAATGCAAAAGGCATGATGGTTACCCTTGAATTCAGCGTGAATGGCGTTGAGTATAAGATTGAGCGCGGCCGCAGACCAAACGTCTTGCGCTTCTATGTGAACAACAGTTTACAAAGCAAAGAAGAAAAGAACGAAGCTCAGGGCGAGAACAGAGAAACACAACTAGCAATTGAACATGCTATCGGTATGAGTAGCGATATGTTTAAGCATATCGTTGCACTGAATACTTATAGTGAACCTTTCTTGTCTATGAAAGCTAACGACCAACGCAATGTGATTGAGCAACTACTTGGTATTACTTTATTGTCCGAGAAGGCAGACTTAATCAAAGAAAAGATTAGGTTAAACAAAGATGCTATTCAGCAGGAAGAGTTTAGAAACAAAGCAGTTGAAGAAGCTAACAGTCGTGTTCAAGAGCAGATTGATGCATTGAAGCGCCGACAAAATCTTTGGCAGAAGCAGCATGACGAGGCATTGTCTCGTTTAGTAGCTGACTATGATGATCTAAGTAAAATTGATATCGAGGCAGAACTTCAAGCTCACCGTGACTGGTCAGTGTATAACGAAAAAAAGAAACAGCTGGATGCTTGTAATGCGTTAATCGCAAGGCAAACAGCATGGTTACAGAAGCGTGATGCTGATGTCAGAGTTCTACAGACCAGCTATGATACAAAGAGCAACATTGATATCACTGCTGAGTTGCAGGCTCATTACGACTTGCGTGTATACGAAGCAAACAAAATTGAACTTGCTACTCTCAACAAGACTATTGCCGGACTAGAAGCAACTCTAACAAAAGACAAGAATATTGTAACTAAACTAGAGGGTGAGATTAAGACGCTTGAAGAAAACAAGTGTTATGCTTGCGGACAGGATCTTCACGATGAAAATCATGCTAGTGTCTTGCTTGGTAAGCATGACTTATTGATTATTGCCGAAGGTGATCTTGCCCAAACCCAAAACGATTTAGAAAAAAATAAAAATTTGTTGTTTGTTTTGGGTACTGCTCCTACTACGCATTACAAGACAGAAGCAGAGGCAATCAAGCATAGCTCGGAACTTGAAAATATTCAAAGTCAGATTTCAGCTAAGTTGTCCGAGACTGACCCCTATGCTGAACAAATTGCAGAACAGTGCATACTTGAGGATATCGGTTCAGCTCCGGTGACACATTACGATACAGAAGCCGAAGCTATTGAGCATCGCACTATCGTTGCTAACCTTGAGAATTCTATAGCCTTAAAGGCTGCTGAATCTGATCCATACACTGAACAAGTTGTTGATATGGAAAACAAGGCACTGCAAGAGGTTACATTTGACAAAATCAATGAACTAAGTAAGTTCGGTGATCACTTGAAGTTCCTTATTGATATTCTTACAAGCAAGGACAGCTTTGTGCGTAAGAAAATCATTGACCAAAATTTGAGCTACTTGAATGCTAGGTTAACCAACTATCTTGATAAGATCGGTCTTCCGCATAACGTTGTCTTCAAGAACGACCTAAGCGTTGAAATCACAGAACTTGGTCGTGAACTTGACTTTGATAACTTGTCTAGAGGCGAACGAAACAGATTGATTCTTGGCTTGAGCTTTGCATTCCGTGACGTTTGGGAGAACTTGTACTTCCCAATCAACACTCTATTCATTGACGAACTTATTGATAGTGGTATGGATAGCATTGGCGTTGAGAATAGTATGGCTATTCTTAAAGATATGTCACGTAGACGTAACAAATCTATTTGGTTAGTAAGTCACCGAGAAGAACTAGCAGGGCGTGTTCCCAGTGTTCTCAAGGTGCTGAAAGAAAACGGGTTTACTACATATAGTACAGCCACAGATGCAGTAGAATAAAAAATTACAAGACTGATTGAAAGACATAAATTATAGTATGACAAGTCCACAGAAAGCAAAAGGTTCTTCATTCGAACGTGAAGTAGCAAATTTCTTATCTAAATTATACGGCGAAAGCTTTATTAGAGCACCTGGAAGTGGTGCGTATGTGGGCGGTAAAAATCAGTCTCGTAAAGAGTTCCTTCATGAAGGACAGATTAGAAGCTTCAAGGGTGACATTGTTCCCGGCGAAACTTTTACTAAGTTCAATGCAGAATGCAAGAGCTATGCTGATTTTCCGTTTCACTTGTTAATGACAGGTGAATGCAAGGTCATTGATGGTTGGATTAAGCAACTAATGGACGTTGCAGAAGACGATGATTGCTCTGTGCTATACATGAAGTTTAACCGAAAAGGAAAGTTTGTCGCTGTTCAATCTAAGTACACTTGGGTTGCAGACAACTTTATTCACTATCGTTCTGATACAACAGGCGAGTGGATTATTATGGAATTCGATCACTTTTTTAAGCTCAATAAAGACCTTCTTAAACTTTACTCAGGCTCACCTGTCACCAAGACAGAACAGATTTTAACTCTTAATACTTCCCCCACTTTTTAACACAGAACCCTCTTACATCGTTATGATTGTGCATGTGTCACAATCCTCCTTGAGGTTGCACCACGAATGAATGCGGCTGGATTCTGGAGTATGCCTGATCGTGAGGTCAGGGAATACCGACAGGGCTCTCGTTAGGTAGGCGAACCCTGAATGAGTCTGTGATATACTTTGTCTTGAAGTCACAGAACATGCGTTGCAGAGACGGAAGTCTCACTACAGTCCCATTAAACTTTACAGGGCAACCGGTAGCGATTAACAGCGATACGAGCTAGTTAATCGGGGAACAGACAACAAAGGATGACAGGCCATGGCAATGTCCAAGTCTAGGTAGTGCCTTTCAGGGGCACTACCATGGCTTCTAAACCGGCAATGTATCTTCCTTCTAAAGTTATTGTCCTAAAGAGTTTTATAAAAATAGACCGAGCGTAGCGAAAAGGTCTAGTTGTTCGAAGAACAACTTTAAATCAGAAGTAAGGTAACTGAGTTTTCTTAGTTATGTCAAGATTGCTTTCTATGATAGAGGCTATCTCTTTGCGTTCGGCAGTAGACATGTTTAGTATATCCACGTAGCTGGCCCCGCCCCTCATATGCCAAGACATTGATAGGGCTGAGGCCTTAATTTCTGCTGCGTCTTTTTCGTATTGGTCTAATAGCTTCTTAATATCTTCGGGTTTTGATATAAGAAGCTTTAGCCGAAAAAATCCGTTGGGTTAATGCTGTATGCCTGGTCGTATTCATGGCTACAGCTAGCGCAATTAATCGTTGCAGGCTTGAGTTCAGTGCCTTCTTTAAGTTCAGCACTGTGGTCTCGAATAGAGTTGTAAACTGTATTATCACAATTTTTCATGAAATCTAGAATAAATGCTTTATCGTCTACGTTGCCATTAGGAGTCTCAATGTATTCAATGGTTTTGCTTAGAATGTCCATTGTCAAGAACGTGATTTTTTCTAGTGCTTCTCGGCTAGCAGCATTTCTTTCTTCGTCGGTTTCAATCGTGTAAAGTGCATCGAAGAACTTTTGAACCTCAAACTGACCCAGCGAAGCTTGATTCATTTCACTATATACTAGTGGTCTAAATTTGATTTTTAAGTTACCGACTTCAAGCGGTGCCTTGTAATTTCCTGGCTTCAACGAACTTAATGCTGCGATAAGATTGATGCTATAGGTTGCAGTAACTTCGCAACTAGGGCAAGTAGTATCAATCTCTAGCATTTCTCCGCCGCTAGCAGCCCTAATACCAATCAAGATAGCATCCATGTCTACGCTTTTGATAGCCCATGGGTTCTTGATACTCGGCACACAGCTTTTAATTAAGTCAACGATTGATGTTCCGTTAAACAATGCGTCTGGAGTTCTTGCTGTAATCTCATCAATTGCAGTCATTGGGTATACTGGAAGCTCATTGGTTTCTGGCATTTCTAAGTCCTCATTAGAATAACCTTCGCCCTTCGACGGCAAACTAATGTAGACTGCTGGTCTTCTGAAATATTGTCTTAGTGGATTATTGTCCATTTCTTTTCCTTAAGTTGATAGTTCTAGTAGTACTAAATAGATATAGTATATTTATTGCATAAAAATACCCGTTTTTTTAATTTGAGAGTACTGTATGGATCCGGAAATTGTAGAACGCCTTAATGAACAATTAAGGGAAATGTATGAAATCTTAAGTGAGCAAAATGCCATGATGGCTGCTCAAATGAAATCCATGAAAGACCTGACTGCTGCTTCAGATAAATCAACTACAGCTTCAGCTAAAGCAACTAAAGCCACTAAAGAACTCACTGAATCTACCGAAGAGCTTACTAAAAAAGAAGAAGCTTATGCTCGGGCAGAAAAAGAAAGACAAGAAGCAGTCCAAGAAGCTACTGATAGAATTAACAAAGCAATGGGAACTGTTGCCAATGGATTCTTATCACTAGGTTCAGTGATAATGGACAGTACACATTCGTTTTCAAAATATAACGGTATGATTGGTTCAGCCGGTGATGCTGCGTTAGATTTAGGAAAGAACTTTGGAATATTAGGCACTGTTATAGGCGGGGTTGTTAAGGCAGCAACGATGTTGATGCAATACCAACTTGCACAAGCAGATTCGCTTCTAAAATTCAATGATCAAATATCTAAAATGGGTGCAGCTAATGCATTCAATACCGATGAAATTCTTAGTATGGCAAATAAGATTGGGTTTGCTGCTAAAGATTTAGACAAACTGATGGCACCTATGCAAAAATTAGGGTCAACATTTAAGCAACTTGGTAATGGTGCAGTAGATTCTACCAACAGATTTATGGAAATGGCCAATGTCGGCTCTGAGGTTCGCCAAGAATTTCAGAGATTGGGATATAGCCAAGCTGAATTAGTAGAAGCACAAGCTGGTTACGTTGAGTTAATGGGCGGCGCTGGCTTATCTTTACGTTCATTTAATGGCGAAATGAAGACACTACAAAAAACATCTCTAGCTTATGTTAAAAATTTACAAGCATTAAGTGACATGACTGGACTTAGTGTTGAGGATCAAACAAAGCGTATGGCAGCGGCGGCAGCCGACACCCAGTTTCAGCTATATGTAGCCGACATGAATAAAAAAATAGCGTCGGCATCAACTGAAGAAGAAAAACAGAAACTTGCTGCACAAGTTGAATTAGCAATGGCTACTAAGGCTCAAATAACTGCACTTCAAGGGGAAGAGGCAGGCAGGGGTTATGGACAGGCGCTGGCCGGAGCTCCTATTACCGAAGGTTTAGGCACTATGGCAGTTAGTGGAACCCTAGGTACCATTCAAGAATTAGCTAGAGAAACTAGGGCCGGAAATATAAACTCTGCGAAGGACGCAGCAAAATACACTCAAGCTATAACCGATAGTTCTGCTAAGGCTCAGGATCAACTTAAAATAGCCGCTGCGATAAGCCCTGATGCTGCAAACTTAGTCGGCGGTACCGGTGGTATAACCGAACGCAACAGACTGTTCGGCTTAGATCAAGAAAAGGCAGCAGCCGATATACAAAAAAGAATAGATGATAATGCAGCCGGAAAGGGTAAAGCAGCAGAAGATTCTCGTCAGCAAGCTAGAAATATATTAACTGAAACTGAAATTGCTCTAAGAACAGCATTTGATAGTTTTGCAGGTAATTTAGGGATTGCTTCCACCGCATTAATCGCACTAGCAGGCGCAGCTGGGTTAGCTGCACTTGCAATTGCAGCTAGGGGCGGACTTGCTAGATTAGCAGGAGGAGCAGCAGCAGGCGGCGCAAGAGCAGCCGGTGCAGGAGCAGCAGGCGCAGGAGCAGCAGGCGCAGGAGCAGCAGGCGCAAGAGCAGCCGGTGCAGGAGCAGCAGGCGCAGGAGCAGCAGGCGCAGGAGCAGCAGGTGCAGGAGCAGCCGGTGCAGGCGGAGCAGCCGCTGCTGGTAAAGGAGCACAACTATTAAAAGCAGCAAAAGGTGCTGCGATTGTTGCAGGCGGCGCATACGTAATTGATGCAGGATTTGGTGCCGCTGGTGTAGGTAAAGATCTAGACTCTAAAACTATCCAAAGCCAAGATGACAAAAATTGGGAAAGAGCGTCAACTTGGGAAAAAACTCAATCATCGTTAGCTCGCGGAATAGAACATATCGGTAGATTTATGTTCATGGATAATTTAGCTAACCAAGCTCAAGCAGATAGAGTAAAATCTGAAACCGAATATTTGGATAAAAAATTAAGTGCTGTTAAACCCGAATCTAAAGATGCAGCAAAAGCATCCGCTGCAACTGCCGACGGTAAGTTTGCTGATGCATTCGGTAAGCATGTAGAGAAGTTTGGTGAAATTGTAAATAAATTAGGCAGTCCGAATAAAGGGATGTCCTCTTCCGTTGCTACGTCATTCGGAAAAAATATAGAATCGTTCGGTAAACTTATAATAGCATTTGCTAAAACTGTAACGGCATTTGCTAAAACAGTGCAAGCATTTGCGACTATCACCGGCACTTTCGCAAAAGCTGTAAAAATGTTTGCAGACCAAAATAAATCAATTAATGCAATGGGATCTATTAATAGCAAAGTTAAAGGAAAATCTTCTGGGTTATTAGGCACTCCCATGGAAGATGATAATGAGCTTGATGTAGTTGATTATATTGAAAGACTCAAGACTTCATTGGCAGATGCTGCACTAAGCACAGATAGTCTTAGAGAAGCCGAAATGAAACGACATAGATTCACTGAAGAATCTATGATGCAGTTTAGAAGAAGTTTAACTGATGCTTCAAAGATCCTAAATAAAATAGCAGGTGTTGATGAAGAAGACGAGGACGCAAGCACTGACGGTAGCTCTCCTAGTAGCTCTCCTAGTAGCTCTCCTGATAGCTCTCCTGGTAGCTCTAATTATGCCGACAGCGACTCAACCAGCACAAGTGGATCAGCGACAAAGGTAACAGGAGGCGGCGCGGGATATACTAACCTTCAATATGAAGATGGCAGAGAAGAAAAACGAACAGGGACACTAGCTTGGCGAAATAATAACCCCGGAAATATTAGGGCTGGTGATTTTGCAAGAAGTCAGGGAGCAGTAGGGCAATCCGGAGGTTTTGCAGTATTCTCCTCGTATGAACAGGGTCGCAAAGCAAAAGAGGAACTACTGTTTAATACTAGCAAATATAAAAACAAAACTATTGCCGGAGCAATCAGTAAATATGCTCCGCCTAATGAAAATGATACAAGAGGCTACATAAACACTATTGTAAAAGCATTAGGGGTAAACTCTAATACTCCGCTGCGTGATTTGACTCCTGAACAAAGAACTGCTATGCTAAATGCCATGGAAAAAATTGAAGGGTTTAAAGCAGGAAAAGTTGAGGTATTAAAAGAAGGAAAAAATGCGGGCCAAGGCGGCGGAAGCAAAGATATTGTTGCCCTAGGACAACGATTACAAGATCAGGGAATTAGAGTGGCTGAACATCCTGCATTCGGTGGAGTAGCACCGGTGCATAAAGGTAGAGGCCATTATGAGGGAAGAGCAATTGACATTAACATCGGCAGAGGCGTAAATGAATCAAAAGATCCTAAGGCAAGAGCTAAGTTTGATCAAATTGCAGATTCTGCCAGATCAGATGGATTTAAAGTTATATGGAAGGCACCAGGGCATTACAGTCATATGCACATTGAGTCTCCTAAAAAATCTTCTTTACAAGCTAGAAAAGGCGGCTTAGTCAAAGGTCCGGATTCTGGATATCCAGTTGAAATGCACGGCTCTGAAATGATAACTCCACTAACACAAGATTCGGTATTGGCGAAATTAGCTAAAACTCCGGCAGAGACACCAGAAATATCCAACGCAATATCTTCTACTGCGCCAACTATGGAAAAAGAAATTCTCGAAAGAGTAGTGAATATGAATGCTGAATTAGTAGAGGGTATGCTCAGTAAACTAGGCGATATGGTTAGTGCTATCTCTGATGGTAACGATACTAGAGAAAAGATATTAAAGAACAGTATGGTTTAACATAAATACTTAAACAACCAAGAGCGGTAAAAATGTCATATAAAAAGAAATTCTTAAACAAGTCCGGTGTATCAAGTCCTATCTCAGGAATGAACAGTAACGCAGGTGCTTGGAATAGCAGCGGTGGCGTCCCGTCAGGCGGCTATAGTAATACTGAGTTCGGCTACAAGAATTATATGAGTAGGCTACCAGAAGTCTATACTGGACATCCTAATAGAATTGAGCGTTACAACCAATATGAAATGATGGATGTTGATGCTGAAATTAACGCTTGTTTGGATATTATTGCTGAGTTTAGTACTCAGAGAAACGAACATAATAAAACACCATTCAGTTTTGAATTTAAAGAAGACCCTACTCCACATGAAGTAGAATTGCTTACTAAACAACTTCAACAATGGTGTAAGCTAAACGAATTTGATGTTCGTATGTTTAAGATTTTCCGCAACGTAATCAAGTACGGAGATCAGGCATTCGTTCGTGATCCAGAAAACTTCAAGCTTTACTGGATTGACATGGTTAAGGTTATTAAAGTAATCGTTAACGAAAGTGAAGGCAAGAAGCCGGAACAGTATGTCATCAAAGATATCAATATTAACTTACAGAATCTTAGTGTTGCACAAAAGACCAACACTGATTTTGCAGCTAACCCTGCAACTGGCTTAGGCGGTTCAGGCGGCGGCGGACAAAGCGGCGGCTATACTACTCCGGCAATGCCATATAACACTACAGGATCACGTTTCACATTAGGACAGAGTGAGTCTGCGGTAGATTCAAAACATGTTGTTCACGTATCATTGACTGAAGGGCTTGACAGATTCTGGCCGTTTGGACAGTCAATCCTTGAGAACATCTTTAAGGTCTACAAGCAGAAAGAACTATTAGAAGACGCTGTTCTCATCTATCGTGTACAACGTGCTCCTGAACGTAGAATGTTCAAGATTGACGTTGGTAATATGCCAAGTCACTTAGCTATGGCATTCGTTGAGCGTGTTAAGAATGAAATTCACCAGCGCAGAATCCCTTCAGTATACGGCGGACAATCAATCGTTGACGCTACATACAACCCACTGTCAATGAACGAAGATTACTTCTTCCCTGTCACAGCAGAAGGTCGCGGTTCATCAGTTGAAGTTCTTCCAGGTGGACAGAATCTAGGCGAAATCGATGACTTGAAATACTTCAACAATCGTCTTGCTCGTGGTCTTCGTGTCCCGTCATCTTACTTACCAACTGGCCCGGATGACAACACTACCCCATTGAGTGATGGTCGTGTCGGTACTGCGATGATTCAAGAATTTAGATTCAATCAATACTGTGAACGTTTACAGAACTACATGGCAATGAAGTTTGACGAAGAATTTAAATTGTTCTTGCGTTGGAGAGGCTTCAACATTGATACAAGTCTATTCCAATTAGTATTCAATCCTCCTCAGAACTTTGCTGCATATCGTCAAAGTGAACTAGATAATGCTAGAGTAGGTACCTTCACTAGCATGGAAGCTTTCCCATACATTTCAAAGAGATTTGCACTAGAACGATTCTTAGGTCTTACTGAAGAAGAAATTAAACGTAACGAAAGTATGTGGGAAGAAGAAAACAAAGAAGAAGTTACTTCCGATCCTGCAGGCAGCGATTTGCGTAACATTGGTGTTTCTACTGGGGACTTTGAATCAGATATGGAAACTGCCGATAGTATTGAATCTAGTGAAGAAATGGGTGATTCGGAACTTGACGTAGCAGGGCCGGTGGGCAGTGCTGGCGGAGAAGCAGTTCCCGGAGGCGCAGCTGGACCCGTAGGTGGCGGCGGAATGCAAATCTAATTTAGATGAGAGAGTTTATCAAGTTTCTTTTAATTTGGATTTCTCAAAATTTAGCTATTCCCTTTTGGATGGTAGGTCATGTTCATTTAAGTATGAATATGAATGTCTATCAAGATATACACATACTCTTGGCTTCGCTTGGGATGAATCTTATTGTAGCAATCGGTTTTTGGATAGACTTCAAAACACAAAAAGATAAATAAAACTATGCAACTTTACGAAATGTTTGACGCACCTATTAATGGACTGCAAGATGTCAATGCTGACAACAGCAAACCTACCTATAGAACATCTAGAAAAACAAAGTTAACCTTAAAGCAAATTCGTAAATTACGTAGAATGCTAGATGTTAGAAGCTATGAAAAGAAGCAATACTTAGAAAAAGTTCGCAAGCAATATGGTGTAAAACCTGAAGAGGGAGAAGGTGCTCCGGCACTATAATGTATATCTTTTCTAAAAACTCAAAAAATACATAGTTATTGAACATTTTTCCTGCTAGTGGCATAAGTAAGTCTACAAAGCCATTCAAGCATCAGGAGAAATTTAAATGGATATCAAAAAATTCGAACAACTAATGGACCTCGTTATCAATGAAGATAACGATAGAGCCAATGAACTATTCCACGAAATCGTAGTAGAAAGATCAAGAGAAATCTTTGAGTCAATTATGGCCGAAGAAGACGAAATGGAAGACGATGTGATGGAAGATGACATGGGCGGACAAGTAGGCGATCTACTTGACGAAATCAATGCTGAAGAAGCCGGTGTTACTGAAGAAGAAGAAGACGATTTTGACTTCACTGATAGTGAAGAAGATGTTGAACTTGACGGCACCGAAGACTTCGGCGACGAAGAAGGCGAAGAAGTTGAAGACGCTGTAATCCGTATCGAAGACAAGCTTGACCAATTGATGGCTGAATTCGAAGACATCATGGGCGGCGGCGCTGATGCAGACTTCGGCGGCGAAGAAGAAATGGAATTCGGAGCTGATGACGGCGAAGAAGAAATGGAATTCGGAGCTGAAGAAGACGAAGAAGCAATGATGGAAGCAGTTCAACTTAAGAAGATTTCTGTAACTCACGGCGACAACGGCGTTCAAACTAAGAGCCCAGGTCTTCAAGGATCAGGACAAGCTGGTATGGACAGTCATCCAGTAAAGTTCAGCGGCGCCAGTGAAGCAGTTCCTACAGCTCCTAAAGCACCAAGCAACTTTTACTCAAAGGGTGAAACCTCAGTAAAGGGCGCAGGTAACTTCAAGAATAGTCCAGGTAAGGATAACTTCAAGGACAAGGGTGAAGCAGCTCCTAAGCCAAAGCACGGTGATGACGGCGCACACACTAGAAGCCCAGTAGCAGAATCACGTAGACCTGCTCGTAGACCAGCTCGCTAAGGAAAACTGAGAGAATGGCTTATCTCAGAGAAAATCTAACGTTCGACCGCGCAGGAATGGTGGTCGAGTCAATTCATGAAGAGGGCGCTGATTTTAAGACCCTCTACATGAAGGGGATTTTCATTCAGGGCGGGGTAAAGAACGCAAACGAGCGTGTTTACCCCGTCAATGAAATTGAAACTGCCGTGGATACTCTAAACAGACAAATCTCAGAAGGTTATTCAGTATTGGGTGAAGTTGACCATCCAGATGATCTTAAAATCAATTTAGACCGTGTATCTCACATGATTACAAGCATGTGGATGGACGGTGCCAATGGTTTTGGCAAGCTAAAAATTCTTCCTACTCCAATGGGTCAACTCGTAAGAACAATGTTGGAGTCAGGAGTAAAGCTAGGTGTATCTAGTCGTGGATCAGGTAATGTAAACGACATGGATGGTAAAGTCAGTGATTTTGAAATCATCACTGTTGATATCGTTGCCCAACCTAGCGCACCAAACGCATATCCCAAAGCAATTTATGAAAGTCTCATGAACATGAAACACGGACATAAAATGTTAGAGATTGCTAAGGAAGCTCAGGGTGACAAAAAAATACAACGATTCCTTGGTGAGGAAGTAAAGCGTCTCATCAATGAACTTAAAATATAAAAGGAATCAAATAAATGTTAGATGCTATTAAGCCATTACTTGAAAGCGGACTCATCAACGAAGATATCGGGCAGCAGTTAAATGAAGCCTGGGAACTTAAATTGAATGAAGCTCGTGAACAAGTTCGTGTAGAACTCCGTGAGGAATTTGCACAACGTTACGAACATGATCGTACTGTTATGGTTGAAGCTCTTGACAAGATGGTTACCGACAATCTTTCAGGTGAAATTGCAGAATTTCAATCTGAAAGAAAAGCAATGAATGAAGACAGAGTAAAATCACAGCTAAAGCTTCGTGAAAATGCAACTAAATTCAACGACTTCATGGTTACTAAACTAGCCGAAGAAATCCGCGAACTACGTGCTGATCGCAAAGTTCAGATGGAAGGTCAAGCAAAACTTGAAAAGTTCATCATCCACGCTCTATCTAGAGAAATTAAAGAATTCTCACAAGATAGACAAGCTGTTGTTGAAGCGAAAGTTAAACTCGTTGCTGAAGGTCGCAAGCAATTGGAAGCACTTAAGGCAAGATTTATTGCTGAAAGCGCCAAGAAGGTTAGCGGTCTAGTTGGAACTCACCTTAAGAGTGAACTATCACAGCTAAAAGAAGATATCCAGTCTGCTAGAGAAAATACATTTGGACGTAAGTTGTTCGAAGCTTTTGCTAGCGAATTCTCAGTAACTTATCTAAACGATAAGGCTGAAACTCGCAAGGTTATGCAAATGCTAGAATCAAAAGACCGACAGCTAGCAGAAACTACAGCCCAGCTACAAAATGCAGCAAAGCTTGTAGAATCAAAGGATCGTGAAGTTAGAATTATTAAAGAATCAACTCAAAGAGCAAAGGTTATGAATGAACTTCTATCCCCGCTTAATGAGGAGAAGAAACAAGTAATGAAGACTTTACTAGAAAGCGTACAGACACCGCGTCTACAAAACGCTTTCGATAAGTATTTACCAGCCGTTCTCAATACAGGTTCAGTAGAAGCAATTACTGAAAAGAAGACTAATACTAAAGCTGTTATTGTAGAAGCAACTGGTAATAAAACTGCCAAGAAAACAATTGAAGTTGATGAATTTGCCGAAACTGACAATGTAATTGACATTAAGCGTTTGGCCGGGCTTTAATTAAAAACGACATAATTAGGAGAAAATTCAAATGTCAAATGTACTTTTAGAAAGCCGTTGGGGAGACACCAAGGACGCCCTGCTTGAAGGCTTAAAAGGCAATCGTCGCTCAACAATGGGCGTATTGCTAGAAAATACCAAGAAGCAACTACTTGCTGAATCTACAGCCGGTACCACAACAGCTGGTAATATCGCAACACTTAACCGCGTTATTCTTCCAGTAATTCGTCGTGTTATGCCTACTGTTATTGCAAACGAACTAGTTGGTGTGCAGCCAATGACCGGCCCAGTTGGTCAGATTCACACTCTACGTGTTCGCTACGCAAACAGCTTAACCGACAACTCAGCAGCACAGACATCTGTAACTGCTGGTGAAGAAGCACTTTCACCATTCAAGATTGCACAAGCATATTCTCGTGTACCGTTGGGAACTGATACTACCGACGCATACACCGGTGCTGACACTGCATCACTTGAAGGTAACGGTGGTAAGCAGATTTCTGTTCAGATTCTTCGTCAGGCTGTTGAAGCCAAGTCACGTAAGCTACAAGCTCGCTGGACTTTCGAAGCTGCTCAGGACGCTCAGTCACAGCATGGTATCGACGTAGAAGCAGAAATTATGGCTGCTCTTGCACAAGAAATTACTGCTGAAATCGATCAGGAAATCTTGCTTTCACTTGCAACTCTTGCTTCAACTGAATACACATTCAACCAGGCAACTGTTTCAGGTACTGCTACTTACGTTGGTGACGAACACGCTGCTCTAGCTGTTCTTATCAACCGCGTTGCAAACTTGATTGCACAGCGTACTCGTCGTGGTGCAGGTAACTGGGCTGTTGTTTCACCAGCTTCATTGACTGTTCTTCAGTCAGCTACAACTTCTGCATTCGCTCGTACAACTGAAGGCACTTTTGAAGCTCCAACTAACACTAAGTTCGTTGGTACTCTTAACGGTGCAATGCGTGTATTTGTTAACTCATATGCACCAGACACTCAGCCAGTACTTGTTGGATACAAGGGTTCATCGGAAACTGATGCAGCAGCATTCTACTGCCCATACATTCCGTTGATGTCTTCAGGCGTTGTTCTTGATCCATCAACATTCGAACCAGTCGTATCATTCATGACACGTTATGGTTACATCGAACTAACTAACACTGCGTCATCATTCGGTAACGCTGCTGACTACGTTGGTGAGATTGCTGTTCAGAACTTGACTTTCCAATAAGAAAGTTACGTTCACAGAACGATATACGGGGAAGGGCTTTCGAGCCCTTCCTTTTTGTCTAAATACAA